ATTAGTAAAACCATTGGTAAACTAGCGAATCAATATACTGTTGCAGATCATAAGGTGTTTTTAGGTGTTAGACCTGACAAATTTGTTTACCGTCACACACCACAAAACAGGATAGCTGATCAAGTAAAACTTAAAACTATTAGTCTTAATCCTTTAGCAACAACTTATGTTGACCAACTTATACAAAAACTTTTCAATTGTTTTGGTATCAAATACAACAGGCGAGAAATTGTAAACATTTTGGTTGACTACAACTGCATGGAGTTATAGTATGGAAAAAATTAATTGGGTTCGTAGTAATAATCTTAATGATTTTTTTAATTTATACGATAAACTACCCTCGCACATAAAAAGTGTCGTTAAAGACATTGTTGGTAAGGGTGAGTTTTTGTACTACGATTTTGAAGGTCACCCTAATAAATCTTCAGTCACAGTACCAAAAGTCTTTGATGATAATCCAAAATGTAATTGGTTTCAAATATTCAGTTATAATTGTGGTTGTCAACACTTTATCATACGCAAACCTCAAAAAAATGGTGGTGTTTTGTATGAGTTGAAACTTAATGGTCACCATACTTTTGGTGTACCACCGATGTTTATTTATAAAGAAAAGGAAAAACAATGGTAAAAAAACTTGCGAGTGTACTACCAAGAATATTAGAGAACATTGTAAACAATGGCGATAATACTTTTGACAAACCTTTTATTGAACAACAGTTAAAAGGGACTAGTTGGCAGTATGAGTGGGTTGACTCAAAAGATGGTAGACCACAAATTAAAATATGGTAGAGTGTTTTGAAACCTGAATCTAAATTGTGGCAACAGTTAAAAAAAGGGACACAGGATATGGGAGTGTTTTGGACACGCATTGAGTCGTGGTCTAGTCCTGGTGTCCCAGATGTTCACGGTATCAAAAATGGTGTTAGCTTTTGGGTTGAACTTAAGATCTCCAACTTAAAAACACTTAAATCCATTGGACTCAGCCCACATCAAAAATCGTGGCAATACAAATATTCTCAACAGTCAGGGAATATCTTTAACCTTGTCAGCCATCCTTCGTCCCGAACCTTAAAAATATTTGGTGGTTCGCGATCCCTGGAACTTAACGATCAAAAAAGATCCTTGGTTCCTGATCTGGAGGTTCCGTTTCCTGTTGATTGGAAGATCGTTCTTGATCATATTATATCTCACTCTGGTTCTTAATGTGTCGTGCGATAAAAAAAGACTTGCCAATCAAGTTTGATCAAATTTGATCGGTGCCGATCGTTAGTTTTTTAAAGAAAACATTGGAAGACGTTTGATGCACATTGGTTTGTATTTAGTGTAATATATAATTTTAATATTAACAATTAACATGGAGCGTCAAAATGGGTTATACTAATTTTTGGCAACAACAAACAGACTTTACTCCTAGTGAGTGGTCTCAAGTTGTGACAGAAGCCGAGTACATAAAAGACTGGGCTCTTAACAATTCATTAAATGCTATAGCAAGTGTAGTTATAGAAAAAGATCATATAATAATTGATGGTGTTCACCCTAATGTGTGTGAGAACTTTGTCCTTTACCGTAAACCACCAAATAGGGACAGACCTCAATTTTGCAAAACACAACTGCGTTTGTATGATCTAGCAGTACGGCATTTATTGAGTGTCTGTAGTGCAGTAAAAGCAGACTTTTCTCACCACGCTAATTAACAAAGATCCTCGGTTCTCAGGTTCCGAGGTTCTCGGTTCTTGACTGGGGGATCATAATAGATCTTTGATGTTCTGGTTCTCATAAGAGATCTTTATTGATCGGTGCCGATCGCAGTCGGTAAAAACGGAATAAAAAATTATGGTCATAACAAATTATTACTTTAATATTTTTAATATGTTTATGTTTATTTTAATTTACTGTATTTGCCTTTATATACTGTATAAACTGTATAACTAATTTTTAGGCTTGTAAGTAATTGTTTTTATTGTGTTTTTTACAAAACCGTACCATTTACAAAAAACACCACCAAAAAACCAAAAAATAATTTCTAGCTAAACCATTGGTTTTATTGCCTTTTTACATTGTTATAAAAATACTGCTTATTGTTATAAAAATAAATGGTATAATTAATTATGCCAATAGGCATATTAATATTAACAAAAATAAGGTAAAAACAAATGTTAAAAACTTTACAAAAAAATAAGGCAGTAAGTTTTAAACAAGTTATTTTAGTTAGCAACCATATAGGCAAAACAACTGCTTATAAACCTTTTACAACTGCAAGCGTAAAACAGTTTGTAAACGCAAATGGTGGCGGTAGTTATAATAATATTACTGTTACGCCTTGCAATAATGTAAACCTAAAAAATACACCACCAATTAGTTTTGGTTATAATGGTGGTAAAGGCACTAAGCATAAAAACTTTGGTGGCACTAGGGCTTTAATACTAAATAGCTTTTTATTTGGTGTTACTGCAAACCATGCACCCGCTTTAAATGGTAATGGCAACTATAATTTAGGTGCAATACTTAACGCATTAAAGGTGCATAAAGTTAGCCCTACTTTGTGGGGTTGTGTGTTTTTGCTAAATGGTGGCACTAGCCCTAGCAATAACGCTTATGGCACTAGCTTTATTAAGTTAGTAGCTAACCAAACTAAATAACTTTTTACTTACTGCCTATAGCCCTAAGTACTTTTAAAAAGGTACTTAGGGCTTTTTTATTGGGCTTGTTTTATTTTGCTTTTTTGCACCCCCCTAGAGAGCTTTGCATTACACAAGGCGTCAGCGTAATGCAAGTTTTGGACGATTCTTTGGATATGAAAAAAATATCATAGACCGTACCCCCTTTACTGTTTGTTTTGATAATAGGTTCATTGCCCTTGAAAAATTTTCGATATATAAATAAAGTATGAATGAAACCCAACAACAGCTGATTTTTATTTTAATTGTTTTTGAAATATGTTTACATTTGGCAGAAATATGGTTTGATTTTATGCAGCACATTCATTTTTACGGATTTGAGTGGTAAATGACTCATTTAAAAATGAACAATAATTTAGATTTTATACCTGAAGAAAAATTAAAGAACTATGCTAATTTGATTAGTAAGGCAAAGGAGCTGACTGATGCAGAAAAGGCTCGTTTGGATTTTATGCAGTTTACAAAAATGGTTTGGCCAGAGTTTATAGAAGGTAGCCACCATAAGATAATGGCGAAAAAATTTAATTTACTGGCAGAGGGTAAGTTAAAACGATTGATAGTGAATATGCCACCACGACACACGAAATCTGAATTTTCAAGTTTTTTACTTCCAGCGTGGCTGATAGGTAAAAAGCCGAATTTAAAAATTATGCAGACTACACACACAGCTGAGTTAGCCTTTAGGTTTGGTAGAAAAACAAGAAACTTGATGAACTCACAGGAATACAAAAAAGTATTTAACAAAGTAAATTTGAGAGTGGACAGCCAAGCGGCAGGACGATGGGAAACAGAAAACGGTGGAGAGTATTTTGCGGCAGGAGTAGGAGGAGCGGTGACTGGTCGAGGTGCGGATTTATTAATAGTGGATGACCCTCATAGTGAGCAAGATGCACTGAGCCCAACTGCTTTAGAAAATGCTTATGAATGGTATACATCGGGACCCCGACAGCGTTTGCAACCTGGAGGCAGCATAGTAATAGTAATGACACGCTGGGCAGAAAACGATTTAACAGGGAAGTTGATACGCCAACAAGCTAGAGATATATTAGCCGATAAGTGGGAAGTAATAGAATTCCCCGCTTTGATGCCCGAAAGTGATGAGCCGATGTGGCCTGAGTTTTGGAATAAGAAAGATTTATTAAATGTAAAAGGAAGTTTATCAGTAGCCAAGTGGGAAGCCCAATGGCAACAAAACCCGACAAGTGAAGCGTCGGCACTTTTAAAAAGAGATTGGTGGAAGCGGTGGAAGAAAAAAGAAATGCCACCTTTGGAATATATAATGCAAAGTTATGATACAGCGTTTAATAAAAACAATAATGCTGACTATAGTGCGATTACAACTTGGGGAGTATTTTACCCAGAAGAAACAGGAACACCGAATATAATTTTATGTGATGCCCGAAAAGATCGATGGGAGTTTCCTGAATTACGACGAGTAGCGTTAGAAGAATATAAGTATTGGGATCCTGAATGCGTATTAATTGAAGCAAAAGCGAGTGGTATGCCATTGACCCAAGAACTACGGAATATGGGAATCCCAGTCATGAACTACAGCCCAAGTAGAGGGAATGATAAATTTGCTCGTGTAAATTCAGTTGCACCAATAGTCGAAAGTGGGTTAGTATGGGTTCCAGATACTCGTTGGGGTGAAGAAGTAATAGAAGAGTGTGCTGCTTTCCCTGCTGGAGAACACGATGATTATGTTGATACAGTTACACAGGCGTTACGAAGATTTAGAGAAGGCGGCTTTATATCTCACCCTGATGATTACGAAGAAGATCGTATTGGTATCAACAGAGAAAGGATTTATTACTGATGGCTGAAGAAATAGAACAAATTAAAAAACCATCAAATGTAGAAAAGAGTTTAATTTCTAATGATGTGTTGAGTGAATTTTCTGTTGAGGAAGAAAACCTTCAAGGACAGGAAGATGATTTTTTAAATATGGATGTTGAAGTTGAAACAGATGATGAAGGTGGAGCAGAAGTTACTTTTGGTGAACAAGAAGAAGAGACAGGTGTAGAACCTGATGATTTTTTTGGGAACTTGGTCGATGGACTTTCTGAATCAACTTTATCAGAAATATCCCGTTATGTTATGACTTCTGTTGAAGAAGATAAAAACAGTCGTAAGGATTGGGAAGACAGTTACACAAATGGATTAGATTTATTAGGGCTGCGTTATGAAAACAGAACAGAACCTTTTGATGGTGCTACTGGTGTAGTGCATCCAATATTAAATGAGGCAGTTACACAGTTTCAGGCAGGAGCGTATAAAGAAATGTTACCTTCATCGGGACCTGTTCGTGCTCAAATTGTAGGTGAACCTACTGCGGAAATAGAAAAACAGGCACAGCGAGTAGAAGATTACATGAATTATCAAATTATGTATGAAATGGAAGAGTACGAACCAGAGTTTGACCAGATGTTATTTTTCTTAGGGTTGGCTGGAAGTGCATTTAAAAAAGTTTATTTTGATGATTTACTCAAAAGACCAGTAAGTAAGTTCATACCAGCAGAAGATGTGGTCGTACCGTATACTGCTTCTGACTTACGATCGGCTGAGCGTGTTTCTCATGTCATAAAAATGAATGAAAATGAACTGCGTAAGTTACAAGTGAGTGGTTTTTACAAAGATATGGAACTAAAAGGCGGTTTAACAGAGGATTCTTCGCCCATTGATGAAAAATATGATGAGATTGAAGGTAAATCAACAAACTCTTACGAGGAAGAATACACTTTATATGAGTGTCATTGCTATTTTGACCTTGAAGAGTACCCTGACAGGAAGGTTGATGGCGAAAATTCAGGCATAAAACTACCTTATATCGTTACAGTTTGTTCAGACACGCAAGATGTACTGAGTGTAAGAAGAAATTTTTTGCCTGATGACGCAAAAAAAGACAAAATACCACATTTTGTGCAATATAAGTTCACTCCTGGACTAGGTTTTTATGGTTTTGGACTAATTCACTTGCTTGGTAACCTTTCTAGAACTGCAACTGCTAATTTAAGACAATTAATTGATGCAGGAACGCTATCAAATATGCCAGCAGGATTTAAAGCGAGGGGTTTACGCATAGCTGATGACTCAGAACCTTTACAACCTGGAGAATTTAGAGATGTTGATGTTCCAGGAGGTGATTTACGCACAAGTTTGATGGCTTTACCTTACAAAGAACCTTCAGGAACGCTGTTTCAGCTGATGGGTTTTGTTGTACAGTCAGCTCAACGGTTTATTGGAACAACTGATATTGGTGTAGGTGACGGAAACCAAGAAACACCAGTCGGTACAACTATTGCGTTGTTAGAAAGGGGAGCTAGAATAATTTCTGCTGTCCATAAACGATTACACGCTAGTTTAAAAAATGAATTGAAGTTATTAGCACGATTATTTGGACAAGATCCAAACCCTTACCCTTACCCTGTTGGTGTTGATGCACAAGTAAAGACTACAGATTTTGATGCTCGTATCGATATTATACCCGTTAGTGACCCTAATATTTTTAGTATGTCGCAAAGAGTAGTTTTAGCACAAGAACAATTAAAACTTGCGAGTGCTGCACCAGATTTGCACAACCTTTATGAATCATACCGTCGTGTGTATGAGGCGTTAGGTGTAAAGAATGTAGATCAGATATTAAAACCTCGCATGGTTCCTATGCCTAGAGACCCAGCCCAAGAAAACCAAGATGCCTCAGTTGCTGCGGCTGGTCAAACTAAATTACAGGCATACCCTACGCAAAATCACGATGCTCATATCGCTGTTCATTTGGCGTATATGCAATCAAAAGTTGCTAAGATGCAACCAGCAGTTTTACTTACTTTAGAAAAACATATTTTTGAACATATCGGTTTGAAAGCTCAAGTATTGGCTGCTCAACAACTACAACCACAGGAACAACAAAACCCAGATCTTGTTGCTTCTAAGGTAGCAGAAATACAATCACAGTTAATGCTTGATTATTTACAAAAGAATCCTCCGCAACCAGACCAAGAACCATTGGTGGCGTTAAAACAACAAGAACTTGCTCTTCGTGCTCAAGAACAACAAACAGATGCGTTCAACGAGCAACAAAAATTAAAACAAGAGCAAATGAAAACACAACAACAAGGTTCTATTGCTAGGGAACGCATACAATCTACTGAGGATATAGCCAATATGCGAGCTCAAATAGCTTTAGAAAGAACACGAAAATAAGGAAAACTTATGAAAGGACAAAAAAATGTTTCAAAAAATAAAAGAAAAAATAAATTATCTGTCAAGTTTGGTGGAGGCGGTGAAGCAGTCCTCGACAAAACAGAAAATAGGGTGGCTAACGCTAATGTTTCTAGAGGCGGTGGTGCTTCTTTGGCTGGTATAGATTTTAAAGGAGTATTTTAAATGTTAACAGCACTTATAGGACCAGTAACAAGTTTACTTGATAAATTTATTGAGGACAAAGATCAGAAAAACAAATTAGCTCATGAGATAGCAACAATGGCTGACAAACAGGCTCATGAGATAGCTAAGGCACAAATGGATATAAATAAAGAAGAAGCAAAGTCTAGGCATTGGTGGATTGCTGGATGGCGTCCTGCTTGTGGGTGGATTTGCACTTTGGCTATGGGTTATCATTTTATAATTCAACCTTTTCTTATATTTTTCCTAGCTTTATTTGGTTTAAAAATGGATATACCTACTTTTGACATGGACACGCTAATGACTGTTTTACTAGGAATGTTAGGACTTGGCGGTTTAAGATCATTTGAGAAACATAAGAAACTTACAAAATAATTTATGGAAACACTTTACTTTTACGAAAAGTCACTTAAGATAATACGCAAGAGACAAGAAGACATAAGAGAAACCATATGTCATGGTCCTGTTAACGACTTCGAGTCTTTTAAAGAGCTCCGTGCAAAATTGCAAGAGCTCGTTATTATAGAACAGGAGTTAAAAGACCTGCTAGAAAGAGAAGAAAAAAATGGGTAAATTACTAGTTCCAGAAAGATTCGCAAAACAAGACGAACAAACATCTTTGGAAAAATTACCAACCCCGACAGGATGGAGAATACTTATCTTACCATACAGAGGTAAAGGCACAACAAAAGGTGGTGTTTACTTACCAGAAAAAACTGTCGACACTCAAGCAGTAGCTACTGTTTGCGGTTATGTCTTAAAGGTTGGACCTCTAGCATATAAAGATCAAGAAAAATTTGGAGAAACTGGTGCTTGGTGTAAAGAGCAGGACTGGGTTATTTTTGGTAGATATGCTGGTAGTCGTTTTAAAATAGAGGGTGGCGAAGTTAGAATCTTAAACGATGATGAAATTTTAGCTACTGTCAAAGACCCAGAGGACATAGTACATCAATTTTAACATTATGGAGATATAATGCAGGAAAACACAGCAGAAAAAATTAAAGAAGAAGAAACAATAGAAGTTCCTTTAGAACAAGAAAAAACTAATAAAACTGAGAAAGCAGAAGTAACTGAGGAAAAAGAAGAGGTTACTGTTGCTACAGAAGAACAGACAAAAAATAAAGAAGAAGAGCTGAATGAGTATAGCGAAAAAGTTCAAAAGCGAATAAGCAAACTCACTGCGAAAATGAAAGAGCATGAAAGAAGAGAAAAAGCGGCTCTGCAATTTGCTGAGTCTGCTAAGCAAGAACTTGAAACCATGAAAGCTCAAACACAACAAATAGATTCTAATTATGTAAAAGAATTAGAAAACAGAGTAACTATACAAAAAAGTGCGTTAGAAACTCAATTAAAACAAGCGATTGAATCTGGTGATACAGAAACACAAGTTAAGGTACAAACAGAATTAGCTAATTTGGCACAAGATAATAATAGACTTGAGTATATAAAACAAGAACAAGAAAAACAAAAGGCACCTCAGCAACCAATGCAACAGCCTCAACAGCCGATGCAACAGCCTCAACAACCCCAACAACGACCGCCTGACCCTAAAGCGTTGGCTTGGGGAGAAAAAAATAAGTGGTTTGGATCGGATGAACCTATGACTCTTACAGCCTTTAATATTCATAAACAACTTATACAAGCAGAGGGTTATGATGGTACCTCTGATGAATATTATGAAGAAATGGATAAGAGGATGAGGGAACAATGGCCTCAAAAATTTAAAGAAGAAGTTACAGAACAACCGAATACAAAAAATTCAGGTCCTGCTGTTGCTTCAGTAAGTAGAAATTCTGGTAATACAAAGAAGAAATCAGTTAAGTTGACACATTCTGAACTAGCGATTGCTAAGAAATTAGGTGTCTCACCAGAACAATACGCAAAGCAAGTATTAAAACTACAAGCTGAGCGAAATGTTAACACTAATTCGTGAGGAGAAACTACTATGGTAGATCAAACACCACGCACTTCCCAAACTAGGGAAAAACAGTCTCGAAGAAAACCTTGGAGACCACCGTCTAGTTTAGACGCACCCCCCGCACCTGAAGGATTTATTCATCGCTGGATAAGAGAATCTGTAATGGGTTTCGATGATAAAAAGAATCTTTCTGCTCGCCTACGCGAAGGCTTTGAACTTGTTCGTGCAGATGAATACCCAGATTTTGAAGCTCCCACTATTCAAGACGGCAAACACGCTGGAGTGATTGGTGTGGGTGGATTAGTTTTGGCAAGATTCCCAGTTGAATCAGCTAAAGAGAGAAAAAAGTTTTTTGAAAAAAAGACTGAGGATCAAATGACCGCTGTCGATAATGATTTAATGAGGGAAAATCATCCATCAATGCCAATCAGTAAACCTGAAAGGCAGAGTAAAATAACTTTTGGAGGCAAAAAAGCCTCTGATTAATATTAATTTGATTTGAAAGGATCGAGAAAATGGCAAATATAGATGCTGCTTTTGGGCTTAGACCCTACAAGATGCTCGGTGCGGGAACAAACTCAAATGGTGTGATGACATTCGATATACAAACCACAGGCGTGGCTGGAACTTCAAGTGTAATTTATGAAGGTACTCCAGTAATTCCTCTAGCAAATGGTTTGGTAGATATTGTCGGAGCTGCCGCTGGTGGAACTGTTCCTCTACTCGGAGCGTTTATTGGCTGCAAGTATATTGATTTAAATGGAGATACCAAGTTCGCTAATAAGTGGCCTGGAACTTCAGCTGTAAAATCAAGTACAGCAGCGACTGCTTTGATATCTGCACACCCTGATCAATTATTTTTGATTAATGCGGATGCAGCTATGACTCAAGCAGGAGTTCACGCTAATGCAAACTTTTCTAGTGGAACATCAGGAGATGATACTACTGGTAAATCCTCAGCTGAGTTAGCAGTTAGTACTTTGAATACAACTAACACTCTTAATATGAGAGTTGTTGGTTTTGAGGATTCACCCTCAAACTCAGATGCAACTGCTGCTGGTAGAAAAGTAATAGTAATGTTAAACAATCACTTTTATCGTTATAATGCTAACGGTACTGGTGCTGGTATATAGGAGGGAATGTAATGGCAATAACTAGATCACAACTTCTAAAAGAACTAGAACCAGGACTAAACGCTTTATTTGGACTTGAGTATGATAGATACGACAACCAACACGCTGAAATCTACGAAACAGAAACTTCTGATCGAGCTTTTGAGGAAGAAGTAATGTTAGCTGGTTTCGGACAGGCTCCTGTTAAAGGAGAGGGTGCAGCAGTAACTTTTGATTCTGCAAACGAAGCATTCACGGCTCGTTACACTCATGAGACTATTGCGTTAGCATTTGCTATCACTGAGGAAGCGGTAGAGGATAATCTTTATGATCGTCTTTCTAGTCGTTATACTCGTGCGTTAGCAAGGTCTATGGCGAATACTAAACAAGTGAAGGCTGCGGCTGTTTTAAACAACGCATTTGATAGTACAGTCACTTATGGAGATGGGAAAGAGCTTTGTGCTACAGACCACCCTACTACTGGTGGCGGTAACTTTAGAAATGAGTTGACTACTGCTGCTGATTTAAACGAAACATCATTAGAGCAATCATTAATTGATATTGCTGCATTTATTGATGAAAGAGGCTTGAAAATTGCTTTACAAGGAAGAAAACTTATTATTCCTTCTGCGTTGCAATTTGTAGCTGAGCGTTTAATGGCAACAAACTTGAGACCAGGAACTTCAGATAATGATGTTAATGCTATGAGAAACATGGGTATGTTACCTGAGGGATATGTAGTAAATAACTTCTTAACTGATACGGATGCGTTCTTTATTAAAACAGACGCTCCTAATGGTTTCAAACATTTTGAAAGAGCGGCTATCAAAACATCTATGGAAGGTGATTTTGATACAGGAAATGTTAGGTACAAAGCAAGAGAAAGATACAGTTTCGGTGTATCTGACCCTCGTTGTGTGTTTGGCTCTCCTGGAGCATAACTTTCTAAAAGTTAGACTAAATAAAAGGGTGACTTGCGTGTCACCCTTTTTTTATGTATTATTAATTTATCTCGGATTAACAGCTCTAGCGACTGGCCGAGCAGACGCTAACGAAGACTCTAGAGCAAACCCTTTCGTTAGGAGGTACTAAGATATGGGTAAAACACATTTCTCAGGTCCAGTATTATTTTCAAATGCTAGACCTACATTAGAAAACTTAAACATAAAAGCGTGGCCTGATCAAGTTGTTTATATGGATGACTTTACTGGCGTAGCTTTTGATAATACAAATGACTGGACTGTTGTAAAAGATTCAAGTGCTACTGTTGCATTAGATGCTGATGTTTTAAATGGTGTAGTAAAACTTTCTTCTCAGGCTACAACTGATAACGATGGTAGTTCTATTCAAGGTAACGAAATATTTGCTTTACCTTCTACTGCTGGTGAAAAACTTTATTTTGAAGCTCGTTTTTCTATGGCTGATGCTGATCAAATGGATTTATTTATTGGAGTTTGTGAAAACTTTGCAACAAACCCAGAAGCGTGTCTAGCAGCAGCAAACAGAATAGGTTTTCAAATTGATGATGGGGACGCTACTCCTCACCTGATTTCTGAATCTGGTGGTACAGAAACTGATACAACTTTGTCAGGAACAGCAGATGATTTTGCTGATGACACAAATGTTACTGTCAGTTTTGTTGCTACAAAAGGAACATCTACTGATACTGTTAAATACTATATCAATAGAAAACTTGTAGGTACTCACACCACAAACATTCCAACTGCTAATATGGCTGCGGCTGCGATGGAAATTTCTGGAAACGCTACAGGAACAAAGTCTATGTCTATTGATTATATTATGGTTGCACAAGATCGTGGTGTATCTTACGCAGATTCTTAGGAGTTATAGATGGTAAAGACAACTAAGAAAACCGAAACTAAAAAAACTAAAACATTAAAACTTCCTCCTTGGAGTGCAGAATATAAAGCTGCAATTTTAGATGGAAGAATTAAGGAGAAATAAATGGCAGGATCTGATGTAGAATCAAGTTTTATTGAAGCTGCTGCTGCTGACACCGATGGAGTTTGTGCGAGTCAAACTCCTGGTTCAGCCACCAATATGACTATAAATGGTGCGTTAGCAGATAGTGGTTCCGTAACTTTTGATCAACCAAGAAACCTTACTATAGCTTCAGCTGGAGACGATAGTGGTAAAACTTTTACCGTTACAGGAACAGATGAAACAGGTACAGCACAAACTGAAGTGATAACGGGAGCAGATACAGGTACTGCAACTGGTTCTAGTTTTTTTGCGACTGTAACACAAATAGCAACGAGTGCTGCAACAGCAGGAGCTGTTACTGTTGGTTCTGGTACTTCTATAGCAGCAGTTATGTTTAGAGGCAGAATGCGTTTAAAAGGTCTTTATGTTGTAAACGGTGCTTCTGCAAAAACTATAAATTTCAGACAAACTTCTGGTACAGGCTCAATCAGAATGAAATTTGCTACCACAGCTGGAGTAAATACTAATTCATATCCTGATATTCCTGGCGAGGGTATTTTGTTTGAATCTGGTGGTTATATTACTTTTACTCAAGCTGATTTTACTGCAATGACTGTGTTTTTTGCTTAGTATGACTAAAACAAATAAACGCATACCAAGAAAAAAAGGACAACCAGTAGGTAGTAAAAAACACTCTGACTTATACACGGATGAAAATCCTAAAGGAACGATAAGAGGTTTAAAATTCGCTACAGTAGCAGATGCTAAAAAATCGGTAAGTAAAATAAAAAATTCTGGAAAAACTCATGCTCACAAAACCCAAGCAGCGATAGCAATGGAACAACGAGCTAGAGTTGCTGGAAAAACTGGAGCAGCTAGTGTGTATAGAACATTTATAAATCAACAAAAGAAAAAAACCAAAAGAAAGGTTGCATAATGGCTACTACAAAGGATGTAAAAAGAACACCCAGCGGTAAAATTGTTTATAGAGGAGAAACTTTTTCTGGTTTTAATAAACCGAAAAAAACACCATCTGGACCTAAAAAATCGGCTGTTTTAGCGAAGGTTGGTTCAAATATAAAACTTGTTAGGTTTGGTGACCCTAATATGAAGATAAAAAAAGACATTCCTGCACGAAGAAAATCCTTTCGTGCAAGACATAATTGTGCTACTGCTAAAGATAAGTTTAGTGCAAGATATTGGAGTTGTAAGGCGTGGTAACAAAAAAAGAATCAGAAAAAATATCTAACCTAGAAATAGATGTTAAGGTTATCATGGAAAAAGTAGATACTATTGAAAACAACCATCTTGCTCACATGAAAAAAGATATTGATTCTCTTAATAATAAAATATGGGGTATTGTAACATTAGCCATTGTCCAGCTTTGTGCTATTTTACTTACTACAATCTAATGCCGATAACACGCTCCCAAATGACAAAACAAATATCCAAGGGAACAAAGAAAAAGAAAAAAGTAAAGATTCCAAAAAAATATTTAGCTGGTTTATCTGGTAAAGAATTAGCTAAACGGAAAAAAGAGATTAACAAAAACGCAAGAAAATCTTCAAAAGACCCATCAGCATATAAGTTTGCTACTGATTTTACTGCTGGTGGAAAGAGAAGAAAAACAAAAGAATCTAAACATACCAAAAAATTTAGGAGGATGTATGGTTAAAAAAACTAAAAACAAAAAAAGTTTTGCTAAAAATGGTAAAACTAACGGTTTATCAGCTAAACAGAAAAAATTACCTAAATCTCTTCAAGCTGCTATCTTAAAAGCTAAGAAGAAAAAAAGAGGCTAAAATGGCGTTAAGTGCGAAAACTAAAAAAACTTTAGCTGAAAAAGCTAAAAAAGCTAGAGCCAAAGGTAAAAAAGTAACTGCTGGTCAATTAGCAAGAGTGTATAACAAAGGTCTTGCCGCTTATAGAACAGGACACCGTCCAGGAGCCTCACCTAATCAATGGGCTATGGCTAGGGTAAACTCTGTGCTTACTGGTGGAAAAGCTGCAAAAGTAGACGCTCACATTTTTGGTAAAGGTAAAAAGAAAAAGAAAACTACAACAGCATAGGGGAAAATATGCCTCATTTAATTAGCAATATCCCTTACTTTAAGTGTTGGGTTAGAAGAGAATTTACTGTAAATCACGAAAGGTATCATGGAGAGTATCTTCATGCGATGGCTATAGCGGTCAATACAATACCAGATAGATGTTTAAGTTTCCAAGTTATTTTTACTGGTTGTGAATCTGATGATTCCCCAAAAGAACAAAATGTTCATGGTGGAGCGATGTGGGCGAGAATGCCTATAAGTGCTTTAGTTGCCGACACTCCTTTGCAAGAGTGGCCAGAGGTTATGCAAACTCATTTAGTGCAACCTTGGGATTGTTCTTCACGAGATCATTCGTGTATTGTTATGGAAAGAACGAGTTCTTCTCCTTGGCGTTGCAAAATCGATGGAAAGTTTTATACTGGTAAATATATGTTTACGATTGATTACACAAATAACTCTATTGCTGATGATCCTGCTCAACATAAGCAGTCTCATGTTATTGAGTTAGTTGATGCTGGAAAGTGGACAGGTAACATTGTCGCTTTACCTAATAACAGGGTTAGGGCTACTAGTCCTGCGTTATGGGAAACTGGAGAAGGACCACCTGACTTTAAACCTAGTCAGTGGACACATTCAGCAGAATCTCATGATAGCTATATGGATGCAAATATAACTTTTAATAACCTTTATTCAGGAGATAAAAATGAAAAATAAAGTATCAGACAGAGGTTCAGTGGTTGAGACTGAACTTGCTCAAAAACCTAAAAAGAAAATGGGCGGAGGAATGATGAAAAAGAAAAATTATGCTAAAGGCGGTATGATGAACAAGAAAAACTTTGCTAAAGGTGGTATGATGAACAAGAAAAATTATGCTAAAGGTGGCAAAGTAATCAAAGGACCATACAGCTAATGGCTAGAAAAGGCTTATACGCTAACATACACGCTAAAAGAAAAAGAGGCGGTAAAATGCGTAAAAAAGGAGCTAAAGGTGCTCCAACAGCGGCTAACTTTGCCGCAGCAAAACTAACAGCAAGGAAAAAATCATGACTACTTCCTCTTCAAAAGATTTTGAATTAGATGTAGCTGATTACATTGAAGAAGCATTTGAAAGATGTGGTTTAGAGGTACGAACTGGTTACGACCTTAAAACTGCAAGACGCTCTTTAAATATTTTATTTGCTGATTGGGCTAATAGAGGTTTAAACCGTTGGACAATTAGCCAAGAAACTTTAAGTTTAGCCAATGGTATAAGCGAATATCCTTTAGGTACGCTTACTTTATCAGTTGCCTCTTCTGCAAGTTTTTCTGTTGGCGAAACGATAACAGGAGGAACAAGTTCAGCAACAGCCTCTGTTACTAGCATACCCTCTTCGACTTCTTTAGCTATTACAATACCCTCTGGAACTTTTACTTCATCAGAAACAATAACAGGAGGAACAAGCTCAGCTTCGACAACTTCTAGTGGTACTGTAAGTTTTTCTGATGTTATCTCAAGTATAGATATTTTATCAGCTGTGGTAAGACAAAATGATGGCACTTCTACACAGTCCGATACATCGATAACAAGAGTAAGTAGAGATACTTTTTTATCTATTTCAAATAAAAGAAGCACTTCTACACCTAGTCAGTTTTATGTAGATAGACAAATAATTCCAACACTACGATTATGGCCGACACCAAATTCTTCTTCTTTAAAATTAGTATTTGACAGATTAACAAGAATTGAAGACGCAGATGCAGATGTTAATACAGTTGATGTACCCTTTAGATTTTATCCTTGTTTGACAGCTGGATTAGCTTATTATATAGCTATGAAGAAAACACCAGAACGAGTAAAACTTTTAAAAGCTGTGTATGAAGAAGAGTTTGAAAGAGCAGCAGCAGAAGATAGAGACCGTTCTAGTTTAAGTTTAACCCCAAGCAGCACTTATTATCAATTAATATGAAATACGCTAGTGGAAAATATTCTAAGTTTATATCCGACCGAAGTGGGATGGAATTTCCGTACAGGGAAAGAGTTAAAGAGTGGAATGGTTTTATAGTTCATAGAAGTGAATACGAGGCTAAACACCCACAACTAGAACCTAAAAGACCACCATTTGAACCCCAAGCGTTGATGGATCCAAGAACACCACAACCTGAAACATTTACAATACAAGTAAGTGAAACTTTTTTAAGTGATAACGGTATAGAAAGTAAATCAATACACGGAACAAGTGGTGTTGGTGAAGTTAAGGTGGTGACCTCATGAGTTGGACACTTACCACTTTAAAAAACGCTATACAAGATTACACTCAAAACACTGAAACAACTTTTGTAAATAACCTGAATAACTTTATAATTACAACTGAAGAAAGAATACTAAAACAAGTAGATTTAGATTATTTTAGAAAAAATGTTACTGGTAGTATGTCTTCTGGTAATAAGTTTTTGCAAGTGCCTGATGATTATCTGGCTTCTTTTTCACTTTCTTTTACAAACTCTGACGCAGAAACACAGTTTTTGCTGCAAAAAGATGTGAACTATATACAGACATTTACACCAAAAGGTAATACAACAACTGGAAACCCAAGATTTTATGCCTTGTTTGATGTTAGTAATTTTATACTTGCTCCAACACCTAGTGACGATTTTTCTACTGAACTTCATTATTATTATAGACCGACTTCTATTACTGCTACAAGCGATGGTACTTCTTGGTTAGGAACAAACGCTCAAGATGCTATGTTGTATGGCACATTATGTGAGGCTTATACTTTTATGAAGGGTGATGATGATTTATTTAAGATATATTTAGCTAGGTTTCAAGAGTCTTTACTTAGATTAAAAGATTATGGGGAAGCACGAGAAAATTCTGATGCTTATAGGCAAGGTTTAGTATCTACTCGTAGAACATAAGGTAAATGAAAAAAAGTTTAAAGGGGAAGAAGATAGCATTAGTAGGACTAGGTCTTACATTTTCAGACTTTATTTTATCTAAAATGCGTAGCGAAGAATACGATGAAACTTGGGTAATAAACTCAATGTCAGGTATTATATATCACGATAGGGTTTTTATGATGGATCCTCCTTCTAGGTTTTTAGATGATATCAAAGCGGGTAAACAAACTAAAATCATGCAAAAAATACTTAAAACCCATAAAGGTCCTATATATAGTTGTGAAAAAGATAAAAGGTGTCCAGGAGTTGTTGAGTATCCTTTAGAAGAAGTAATTACAACAACTGGTTTAGCTTACCTTAACAATACGACAGCTTACGCCATAGCTTTTGCTGTAGCTAACGAAGTTGGTTCTTTACATATTTTTGGTATTGATTTTAGTTATCAAAAAACTCCGCACTTTGCTGAGGCGGGTAGAGCTTGTTGTGAGTTTTGGGTGGCTACTGGTATAGCAAAAGGTATGAAAATAGAGGTTGCTCATAACTCCCCGTTTTTAGATACAAATGTACCACCCGAACAAAAACTATATGGGTATCATAGATTAAAAGACCCTCTTGTAGTTTCTACAGAAAACTCTTCTTTACTTGTTTCAAAAAAATCTTTGTTACCACCAGAACCTTTGGATGATAAACAAAAATACTTTGTTTGGGGAAGAGACGACATAAAAGGGTTTACTTATGATGAGAATAAATAAATTGCATTTTATTTGTAAATTTTTTATTTTATAAAGTATGTTTGATTTAAATGCTGGAGCACAAATAAATAATGTCGGAGTTACCACCTCTGATAATGGTGGTCTTTCTACCGAACAAATCATGGAAATGGCTATAAATAAAATAATGTTTTTATCAAAAGATGCTCCTCCAGCAATTAGGGAACAAGCTGAGGCTTTTAGACAAAATCTAAAACAAGTATTATTTTATCATCTCAGCTTGGCAAGAAGAGAAGAGCGTGGTACAATCTGTCATGTGATTCGTCAAAACGGACACAAAGAGTTAGCAAATTTGATAAGGAGGCTGTGATGGCAATAACTCAAGCGATGTGTACATCTTTCAAAAAAGAATTACTTACAGCTACACATAATTTTACAACAGGACAAAACAGTTTTAAGTTGGCTTTATATGCTATATCTGGTGGAGGAAAATCAAGCACAACTGCTACTTTAGGTGCTGCGACAACTGCTTTTGTTACAACAGGCGAAGTTGCCTCTAGCGGAACATATGCAACAGGAGGATCAGCTTTAACTAATGTTACACCAACATCTTCTGGAACAGTAGGTTTTTGTGATTTTGCTGATTTAAGTTATACAACTGCTACAATAACAGCTAGAGGGTGTTTAATTTATAACAGTTCACAAAGTAATAAAGCTGTTTGTGCTTTAGATTTTGGAGGAAATAAAAGTTCTTCTAGTGGTACATTCACAATACAATTTCCAACAGCGGCTTCAAGCACAGCGATTATAAGAATTTCTTAAATGTCCAATAGCACTTTACAAGGTTGGAGTAGAGGTGCTTGGAACGATGGACCTTGGAACCAAACTACTCCTGTTGTAATTCAATCGGGTGTTTCAGGAACAGCAGCCACAACCACTCCTGGACAAGCTTCTATATATAGTGTTTCTGGTTTAGCTGGTACCTCAGGTCAAGGGTCTGTTACCATAAGTCTGGTCACACCTATTTCCCCAACGGGTGTTTCAGGAACAGCTTCATTAGGCTCTGAGGTGGCGGTTGGAATAGGCACAGCCAGTCCTTCTGGTGTTTCTGCGACAGGATCTGTAGAAAGTGTTGCAGGAACGGGTAATTTTGTGGTATCAATAACAAATACTGGTTTAACTTCTGGTTTAGGTAAAATAAATATTTGGGAAAACATAGCAGTTTCTCAAACACCGAATTGGACTGAGATAGCTGCGTAATAGGAGATAAATAATGGCTTCAACTTATTCTACTAACTTTGGTATAGAAAAAATAGGATCAGGTGAACAATCAGGAACTTGGGGTACAACCACAAATCATAATTTAGACATTGTTGATAGATTGGGTGCTTTTAAGTCTGTTGCTTTATCTGATGCTTCTACCGCTACTCTTACTGTAAGAGAAGGATCACCTTCTAGTGGCTCTAGTAATGTACAAGATGGTATGTTTAGAGTTATTAAGTTTACAGGAACTTTAAGTCAACATTGTACAGTAACAGTTGCACCTTCTACAACTACTGCTTACTTTCACATACAAAACGCTACTTCTGGTGGTTATAATGTTGTGATGAAACAAGGTTCAGGTGCTGCAACGGTGACAGTACCAAATGGGTTTGCAAAACATATATATTGTGATGCTAGTGATGAAGTCATAGCGTTATCTGATATAACAGCTTTGGGAACTTTAACTGCCACAACAAGTATCTTAAAACCTACGACAACAAATGGTGATTTAACTTTACAGGGTAATGGAACAGGAGATGTAATACTTGATGCAGATTTAATAAAAATAGGGAGTGGATCTGAAGATGGTGTTATAACATCTAATGGTGCGTATGATTTAATACTTGAAACAAATTCTGGTACAAATTCTTCAAAAGTAAAAATAACAGATGCGGCAAACGGTAATATTACTTTAGACACTAACGGTACAGGAAAAGTTGCTGTTGGTAGTGGGTCTGCTTCAGGTAAAATTACATCAAACGGAGCTCACGATTTAGTGATTGACACAAATGCTGGTACAAACGCAGGAACAATCACCCTTACAGATGGTTCAAACGGTGATATAACATTTGCAACAAATGGTACGGGAGAAGTTGTTTTTTCTGATGATGTTGTTTCTAGACCACAACTAAAAGATTATGCAGAAACTCTTTATGCTAATGGTACTAAAACTTCTGCTTTTGATTTAGATTTTACTAATGGTAATGTACAATCATTTACGGTAGGAAGTGGTACTTTTAATGTTGGTATAACTAATTCTTTATCTAGTCATTCAAACAGTATGACAGTAATTATTACTAACGGTGGTGCAGGAACACTTTCTTTTGTTGCTGGAGGAAACGCTAGTGGGGGGAATGCAGTAAAATTTGCTGGTGGTTCAGCTCCGACATTATCTTCTTCAGGAACAGATGTTTTAACTTTTACTACTTTTGACGGTGGCACAAACTTTTTTGGCTTTGCTGCGGGATTAGCGATGGCGTGATTTATGGCATTAGGAGCAAATAAAGCAGCACTACTAGGAGCGGCAGGAAGTTCAACGGTATCAGCTTTTACGATAGATCAGTCAATTAGGTTTGATGGTAGTACATCTTATTTATCTAAAGCATTTAGTGGTGCTGGGAGTTTGAGAACAGCCACTATGTCGTGTTGGGTAAAATTATGTTCTTTGAGTTCAGGAAAAGGAATATTTACTTTTATATCAGATAAACCATTAGAAATAGATTCTAACGATAATTTAAAGGTTGTTTTATTTGGTTCAACAAGATTAATTACTGATAGAAAATTTCGTGACCTATCAGCTTGGTATCATTTTGTTTTAAGAGTAGACTCAACAGCAGCACCAGAAACATCAAGAATAATATTGTATGTAAATGGGGAAAGAGAAACTGAGTTCAGCACAGAAAGTTATCCTAGCCAAGACGCAGATGGAAGTTTTTGGGCTAGTAATTACTTCCAAATAGGAAGAACTTATGGCACAAGTAATTATATGAATGGGTATCTAGCTGAAATAAATTATTTAGATGGTATAAGTGTTGGTCCAGAATCTTTTGGTGAGACAAACAGTAATGGTTTGTGGATTCCTAAACAATACTCTGGCAGTTATGGAACTAATGGGTTTCGTATTACTGGAGCTGATGCAAATGATTTAGGTGCAGATGCAGCTGGAAGTAATGATTTTACTGAGTATGGTTTAGACGCTACTGACAAAAAAACCGACACACCAACAAATAATCATGCTACATGGAATCCTCTTACAGCTTCAGCCCAAGCATATTCTAATGGTAATTTAAAGGCGGCTACTTCCAGTTCTGCATGGAAAGGTGGTTTGACAACTGTACAAGTTCCTCTTAATAGTGGCACTTGGTATTATGAGTGGTATGTTGATTCAGCAGGTTCAAGTAGTGGTCAAATGAGTATAGGTTGGGCAGAATCTAATAGAAGTTTAACTGATAATAATGATTCTGGTGATACTGAAGGGTGGATAACATATGCTTTAAATGGAAATTATTATGCAAGAAGTGGTAATGGTTCTTATGGTGCTAGTTATACAACAGGAAATGTTATTGGTTGTAAGATTAATACAAATTCATCTTCAAATAATGTAGAGTGGTATAAAGATGGTGTTAGTCAAGGAACTAGAAGTGAAGCATTTAATTTAGGTGGTACGGGTTTTATAAGTCCTTATATTTTATTATATGGTACGAGGAACGGTACTGCACGATTTGCACAAGCTGAATGGACTCAAACACCATCTGGTATTACTGAAGCCAATGCAATAAACACAACTAATTTAGGGAGTTAATAATATGGCAACACCAACAATACCAAATGGCGAAGCACATTTCTTTTCAATCATCTACGAAGGTAATGGAGGAGGTCAAAAAGTCGGTAAGTTTATACCCTTTACTGATAATCTCACGGTAGCTAATAGTTGTAGATATAATGATGAAGACAATCCGTATTTAACAAGAACTCAAAAAAGTGGAACGGGTGACCAAAAAAGAAAAGCAACTTTTTCGTGGTGGTTTAAACGAGGTAGTAGTTTTGGAACAGAAATGATTCATATTGGAGCTGCTGCTTCAACAAGGTTCTTAGCACGATTTGACACCTCAGATAGATTGGTGTTTCGTTTAACTAATGGAACTACAGAGTATCAAAAAATAACAAACAGAACATTTCAAGATACTTCAAAATGGTATAACTGTGTTTGGGTAATTGACGTAAGTCAAGATACTCCCGATGATAGATCAAAAGTGTTTATAGACGGTGAACAAGTCACTTGGGCTTCTACAGGCGACCCAGGAAAAAACACAGATGTTGTAGGATTAGCTGATGGTACAACACAAAGAATTGGTTGTGGCTCACATTTTGTTGGACAAATTTTTGATGGGTATCTCGCTGAATTTAATTACTCTGATGGTCAGGCACTTGGTCCTTCTGATTTTGGAACAACAGACACATCAACGGGAAGGTGGGTTCCTGTAGCTTTTCCTACAACTCTTACAACATTTACGGTCACTGTCGCCAATCCTGGAAGTGGTAATAAATATTATATAGACGGTGCTCTACAAGCTACCGTGACATTACAAGAAGGTGGGGTCTATCGTTTTGATCAAAGCGATAGTTCTAATTCTGGTCATCCACTTAGGTTTTCTACAACTTCTGATGGTAGTCATGGAGGAGGCAGCGAATATACAACTGGTGTAACAACTAATGGTACTCCAGGAAGCACAGGAGCATACACTCAAATTACTGTTGCGAGTGGAGCAGCGACTTTATATTATTATTGCACATCCCATAGTGGGATGGGAGGTACTGCTAACACTCCTGAACCTTTTGGTTCAAATGGTTTTAAACTTAAATTCCAACAATCTAATTCGTTAGGAGATGATACTTCAGGTAACGATCCTGGGAATGATTTTACTGCTTCTGATCTTACAACAGATGACCAGACCACCGATAGTCCTACCCAAAATTACCCTACTTTTGATCCTTTGAGACAAAATAGTTATACTCTTGCTGAAGGTAATTTAGATTTGTCAACTTCAACAAATAATAGACATGCTTTATCAAACCAATTAGTTCCAAAATCTGGTAAATGGTATTGGGAGGTACAACTCAAAACTAAGCCAACTGGGTCTTCTGCAGTTGGACTTGCTATTCCTACTTGGAACTTAACAGATTCTGTTGGTACTGCCGAAGGTCTAAGAGTTATTTTTAATGCTGGAAGTTCAGCTGATGGAAAAGTATATTCTACATATTCAACATCGCAATATACTTCCTCACAACTAACAACTTTTTCTAATGATGATTATATGGGTTTTGCATACGATGCAGATACAGGAAATATGTGGATTAGTAAATCGACTGAAGGAGGCTCAGCGACATATCTTGGTAGTGGTAACCCAGTAACAGGAGCTAATCCAGTTTTAAATGCACCCAATACTATTGATTGGAGATTTGTTACTTTAGGATATAATAATGGTAGCTCACAAAGACATATTTGGAATTTTGGTGCTAAAACATTTAATAATTCAGCTCCTACTGGATTTAGTGATTTAAATCAAGACAATCTACCAACAACTTCAAAAGGTGTGAGTGGATTAGTGTGGATGAAAAACAGAGATGCCGCTGACAATCACCAATTATATGATAGTTCAAGAGGTAAACAAAAGGATTTACATTCTAATACAACTGATGCAGAAAGCACAACAGTTAATGGTTTATTGAAATTTTTAAAAAGTGGTCAACAAATAGAACAAAATGGTTCTATTAATACATCTGGTGAATCGTATGTGAGTTGGAATTGGGTAGCAAATAGTGGCACTACAGAAAATATAAGTGTTGGTGGCGATATTACTATAGCTTCAGTTGTTCAGAAAAATACAACTGCTGGATTTTCTATTGTGCAATATACTGGAAATGGTTCTTCTACTCAAAAAATAGGACACGGACTGGCACAAGCACCAGAGGTTATAATTACAAAAAGATTAGATGGTACACAGAGTTGGCACGGGTATCATTCATCACAAGGTGCAACTAAATATTTCCTTTTAGATAGTAATGCGTCATTTGCAACCTCCTCCGCTCCTTGGCAAAACCTCTCTCCAAATGCCACTTGGTTTTCTGTAGGTAATGGTAATGCAAATAAAAATACTCAAACATATGTTGCTTATTGCTGGCATTCGGTTGAAGGTTTTAGTAAGTTTGGAAAATATACAGGAAACAATACTTCTACTGGAGATGGCACATTTGTATATACTGGATTTAGACCCGCTTGGTTGATGGTGAAAAATACTGGGTCTGGGAACTGGGTTATTATGGACTCAACTCGTTCACCAATAAATCCAGTTGCAACTTTTTTTAATGCTGATGGAACAAGTGAAGTTAACACATCTGCAAGACAGACTGATTTTTTGTCAAATGGATTTAAGTTTCGTGGAAATAATGCGGCTACAAATGCAAGTGCAACTTATGTGTATCTTTGCTTTGCTGAACATCCATTTGTTGGGGATGGAACAAATCCTGTGACTGCGAGGTAGTAATTAAAAATTTTTATGATATAGTTAACAAAAAGGAGATATAAAATGTGGGCGATTGTAAAAGCAGATAAAGTAATTTCAGTTCACGCTGGTATTCCTTCTGAACTTTTTACTGGCGATAAACGATATGATCAAAAACACCTTTCCTCTTTATCGGAAAAAGAAAAACAAGAAATAGGATTATACCCAGTAACTATGGGTGGGGAACCAGACAGCAAGTTTCACACAGTTAGTTCTGTTCAGTACAGTTTTTCTAATAAAAAAGTTACTCAAAGTTTTAGTTCTAAGGATAAAGAATTAGATGATGTAAAGGTTGTTGATGCTGATAAAAAGGCTGTATTAGATTCTGATGGAGTACAAGTTGTTCAATTAGGTCTTAAAACTATTTCAAAACAAGAGGCTAATAAAACTGCTCATTCTTTAATAAATCGTTTTGCTTGGTTAGTGGAAAGGAAAGTTTTTTCAGATACAGCTATTCCCTCTGCAGTGACTACTTATGTTGCAGCGGTACGAACAGCCGCTACAAAAATGGCTACAGAAATCGATAAAGTTTCTTCAGTAAGTGACCTTAAAGTTCTCTACCAAGATACTTACAACGCAAAGGGAGAAAAAACTGCAACAGCAGTTATGAATGATTGGCCTAGTGAAAAAGATGTAAAAACTTATCTTAGGTAAGTATTATGGCTTTAACCAAACTTCAATTTAGACCTGGAATAAACAGAGATATATCTTCGTATTCTAATGAAAACGGTTGGTTAGATGGTAATAAAGTAAGGTTTAGGTTAGGTTTTCCAGAAAAAATAGGTGGTTGGGAAAAGTATTCTGGTTCAAGTTTTTTAGGCACAGCTAGAGGTTTACATAATTGGGTTGCTTTAGATGGTAACATTTTTTTAGGAATAGGAACAAGTCTTAAATACTACATTGAACAAGGTCTAGGGTTCAATGATATAACTCCAATAAGAGAAACAACAAGTGCTGGTGATGTTACTTTTTCCGCTACTAATGGTTCTTCAACAATTACGGTTACTGATACTGGTCACGGTGCTGTACAAAATGATTTTGTTACTTTTTCTGGTGCAGCCAGTTTAGGAGGAAATGTAACTGCTGCTGTTTTGAATCAAGAATACCAAATTGCTTCTGTCCCTACTTCTAACACTTTTACTATTGTTGCTAAAGATACTTCTGGTAGTACCGTTACAGCAAGTGCCTCTGACTCTGGTAATGGGGGAGGCAGTACCGTTGGAGCGTATCAAATTAATGTAGGTTTAGATAATATGGTTGGTGGTACTGGTTGGAGTGCTGGTACTTGGGGTAGGGGTACTTGGAATTCTAGTGCTAGTGTTACTGTAGAAGGCCAACTTAGATTATGGTCACATGATAACTTTGGTGAAGATTTGCTCATAAACCCTAGAGACGGTGGAGTATTTTTGTGGGATAAAACAAATGGCACAGGAACAAGAGCAGTTGAAGTTAGTACGGTTGCAGGAGCAAGTGATGCACCAACTGTTGCTAAACAAATTCTGGTTTCTGATAGTGACCGTCATGTTATTGCGTTTGGCACAAATACAATAGGAACTTCTGTACAAGATAATTTACTCATACGCTTTTCTGACCAAGAATCTGCTGTTAATTGGACACCGACAACTACTAATACAGCTGGAAGTTTAAAAATAGGTTCAGGTAGTAGATTTGTAACTGCTTTACAAACTAAAAGGGAAATACTGGTATGGACTGATACTTCCCTACATTCAATGACTTTTATTGGTCCACCGTTTACTTTTGGTATTCAACAACTTGCTTCCAATATAACTATAATTGGTCCTAACGCAGCGGTTGCTGTTGAAGATACCGTGTTTTGGATGGGAAGAGATAACTTCTATGTATATAACGGTGCTACTAGTCAACTCCCTTGTAATGTAAAAGAAAAAGTGTTTTTTGATTTTAATACAGATGAAGAAGATAAAGTGTTTGCGGGAGTTAATTCTAATTTTAACGAAATATGGTGGTTTTACCCCTCAGCTTCTGCCACAGAAAACGATAGTTATGTTATATATAATTATAGTGAACAACTTTGGTATTATGGCACATTATCAAGAACAGCGTGGTTAGATAGAGGTATAAAAGAGTTTCCAATAGCTACTGGTGGTAATTATTTATTTAACCACGAAAAAGGGTACGATGACGACGGTTCAGCTATGGCAAGTGAAATAGAATCAAGTCAAATGGACATAGCAGAAGGTGAACAGTTTATTTTTATAAATAGAATTATACCAGATTTAACATTCAATGGTTCGACTGCTTCTTCTCCTGGAGCAGATTTTACTTTAAAAACAAGAAATTTTCCTGGAGCAACATATTCAACAACTGATACAGAAACAGTAACAAGAACAGCTACTTCTACAACAGTACCGTTTGAACAATTTACAAATCAAGCGTTTGTGCGTTTAAGAGGTAGATCGTTTGCTTTTAAAATATCTTCAAGTGGTTCAGGTGTGCGTTGGCGATTAGGATCGCCTCGGGTTGATTTCCGCTCAGATGGGAAGCGTTAATGGTTTCAAGGAACTTACCACCACCTCGTTTACCTACGCCACCCCCAGAAGTCACGGTTGCGTATTTAACAGATTTAGTAAGAGCGTTACAGTTTTTTATAACACAAGAGCAAAACCCAGGAGAGATGCGGGGAACAAAACTTGTTCTTACAAATTTACCTACAAGTGATGTAGGATTAGAGGAAGGAACTTTGTACAGAAATGAAAATATTGTAAAAGTTTCAGTTTTAGACTTTGCTTGTCCTGATGGAAGTGATATAACAGGATTAGTAGGTTCTGTAACTATAAGTATAAGCTAGTTCTTGCAGAAAACAAAAGTCTAGTTTATGATGATGTAATGGAGAGCATATGATTGGTATTGAAAATTTAGGTCGTTTTGAGGAACAACCACTAGTCCCAGAAACTGGTATTCACAATATTCGTAAAGCAGCCGATATGTTGGCTGATTTTGGTCGTAACGGAGATACATATATAATACACGCTGCAGAAGGCGAAACTGTTGTTCCTATGGAAGTCTTTGAATCAAACCCTCGCCTTAAAAAAATGATTTTCAAACAAATAGAAGAATTAGGTCTAGAACCAGAGCGTTACATTGTAGGAAATAAATTAAATAGTATCAACCCTGTTACAGGAAAACCAGAATTTTTTGTTGGTAAACTATTTAGAGGTGTTAAAAAAGTATTCAAACCAGTTGTAAAAGCTATACAAACAGTCGCTCCAATCGCACTTCCTATTCTTGCTCCGATTGCATTACCTTTCCTTCCTTTACCCTTATCGGCAGGAATAGGAGGTATGGTAGGAGGCCTTATAGCAGGACAAGATGCTGGTAGTGCTTTTAAATCTGGTTTATTAAGTGGTGGTTTAGCAGGATTAGGAAATATAGCTTTTGGTGGACCAAGTGGATTTGGTTCTGGTACTTTTTTTGGAAGTCGTTTAAATCCTACTGCTACTCTTGCTAGTTATTTTGCTCCTGGAGGATTAGGTTTTGCAGGACCTCCAACATCTATAACAAACCCTTTAAGTGGTGCTCTTGGTGGACCAACATCTCCAAGCAACCTTATTAGTAGAGCACAAAGTGGACTTCCTGGAGGATCGGCTTCAGGTTTTGTAGGTGGAGGGGATCCAATCGGCACAAACTTTGGTACAGGAACTACACCACTAGCTATGGCTTCTCGTGCTGCCCCGACTCCTATGGCAAGACCTCCAGTTCCAATAAATCTTTCTTCAGGACCAGTTTATACACCTCCAGTTACAGGAGTCATGGATGTTGTTCCCCCAACAGATTTTGGTACAGGAACTATTACACCATTAGCTATGTCCTCTCAATTACCAGTAACTCCTATGGCAAGACCTTCAGTTATACCTGATGCTGGAAATATAAATTATCAACAAATAGCTGGAATGGGCTCTCCACCAGCAAATTTAGTACAAACAAGTAATGTAGTACCACCAATGAGTAATGTGACATCACCACCATCAGGAGGTGGCGGTATATTAGATACTTTAAAAGGTGGAGTAGATAAAACAAAACAATTTGTAGGTGGTGTTTATGATAAATACCTTTCACCAAACAGAGTTTCCATTCAACCTTCCGCTGCTGATATAAAAGCTGCTTATCAAAGTAAGTTAGCGGATTACGCATCAGCAGGAATAACATTAACACCAGCTGATCAAAAAGCACTTTATGATGCAACACAATCATCAATGCAACCTTCTTTCCTCCGTAGATATGCTCCTCTCGGTGCTGTAGGTTTAGGAACTATAGCCGCTGTCAGTGCTTTAAGTGATGACGAGGAAGACCAAGGACCATTAACAATGGCAGATTTACAAGAACAAACAGGACCAACAGGCACAGAGTTATATCAACAAAATCCAACACGCTATGGTTTTGATCAAGGTTTTTATGGTCGTAACCCTTATTACCAAGCTATTCGTTACACTCCTCCATATGTACAAGCAAAAGAGGGGGGCGAAATAGTTGGTCCAGGAACAGCTACAAGTGATTCAGTTCCTGCTTTATTAAGTGATGGTGAGTTTGTTATGACTGCTGGTGCTGTGCGTGGTGCTGGTGGTGGCAACCGTGCAGAAGGAGCACGAAGAATGTACGATATGATGAAACAATTTGAACAAAGAGTTACAACATGAGCACACAAACGGTAATACAAAGAGAAGCACCAGATATTGAAGCCCTTAAAATAGGGTTAATGGAACAAGCAAAATCTCTTACAGGAACAGAACCAGAAGGAGGATTGCCAAATATACAAGTAGCAGGAGCTGACCCTTTACAAACAGCGGCTTCTGAATTAGCGGCTACAGGGATCGGGGCTTATCAACCTTTCCTTACTGCTGGTCAATCAGCTTTATCAAGTGGGATAGGCGTGTTAGCAGCAGGACAACCATTAGCACAGGCATATACAACAGGACAACAAGTTGTTCCTGGATTTACTGCTGGTACATATGATCCTACTTCTGTTACAAATTTTATGAACCCTTATCAGGCACAAGTTACTGATGCAGCATTAGAACAACTACAAAATAGGTTGAATGCTCAAGCTATACAAGCAGGAGCATTTGGTGGAGATCGTAGCGAACTTTTTAGTAGGGATGCTTTAGCGAGAGCAGCGTTAGAAGATTATGCTCGTAATTACGAACAAGCTCAACAAGCATCTATGACAGCATTTGAAAACCAACAAAGAAGATCACAAGAGGCATTTGAGCAACAACAAAGAAGACAACTAGAAACAGGAAGATTGGTCGGTGCGTTAGGAACAGAAGGAGCAAGAACATTGGGCGATTTGGGTATTAGACAAGCTGGTATAGGAGAACTGGCTACAAACTTAGGACAACAAGATGTTGATACATTGGCAAGACAAGGTTTAACAAATAGACAAATATCGCAATCTATTTTAGATGCACAAAGGCAAAGTGACCTTCAACAAATATATGAACCTTACCAAAGATTAGGTTTTTATAGTGATATATTGAGAGGTGCTCCTACAACACAACAAACATTAACTGCGAGTACTTCACCTCAACCTAGCTTATTAAACCAGATAGTCGGTACTGGTATTGCTGGGTTAGGTTTATATGGACAAGCAAAGACAGCGGGGATAGTATGATACCACCAGTAATGAATAGACCAATGTTTAATCAAGCACAACCACAGTTACAAGCACCACAAATGAGTATGAACCCACAAGCACAGGCACAAGTACAGATGGCTGAAAAACAGGCTTCTGCACAAGCATTAGCTGGAATGGCACAAGGTATTGAAGACCTTAACCAACAACTTGAAAACGCTGAAAACTATACTGGTGTTATGGACGCATTAAGAGGTAATACTGCATCTGTAAAAGAAAGAAGAGGTGAACTTGCTCAATTAGTTGGTGACAAAGATGCAAACAAAACGCCTGAATCAGTATTAACTTTGGTTCAACCAACGATGATGTTTTTAGAAGTTGCTGAAGGTGCTCAACAAAATGCTCCAGGAGGGATCAGTAACCTCCCCGTACAACCTTCTGGAGCACAACAAACAATGCCGTCTGGAGGTGGCGGTATAACAAATTTTTTCGCAGGAGTTAGGTCTCCAGGAACTCAAGAAGCTGTAGCTAGAATGGAACAAGGCGAACAGCCAGTAAAAAGATTTGAGGGTAGTCCACAGCAAGGGGAAATTGTAACGACCTTGTCTCCTTTACAACTACAAACAGTAACACCACAGGATATATTTGCACAGTATCCAGCCGCTCAACAATTTATAACTGCACCTGTTGCTCCTGGACCATTTGAAGAATATTTAGGTAAAGCTAAAAGTTCAATCGGTTCTTTCATTCCACAAGCAAGATCTACAACAGATATTCTAAAAGAGTACCAAACAACATTAGGTGATCCTACTAAAGATTTAGCTAAGTCTAGTTTTTATGGTGGTTTAACAAAATTTGGAGCTCAATTAGCCCAAAAACCAGGAGGCGTTTTTGCTGGTGGTGCAGAGGCTCTTACAGATGTTGCTCCAGGAATTAGTGAAGATTTTACTAAAGTTACTCAAGCAAAAACAAAACAAGACCAAGCAATGAAACTAGCCGCACTACGACAATCTGAGGCTGAAAAAAAGGCTTTTGACCAAAATATGTTTAGTCTTGCTTCTAATGTTTATAATAATCATATGAAACTACAAACAGACTTTACACAAAACTACAAAGATTACCAAAAACAAATTTTTCAAGCGGCTCAAGGTCTTGCAGTAAATCAGCAAAAAGTAGCTAATGATGTGGCTCAAGCTACTTACAACATGAAACAAAAATTTGCAGGAAAAGAACCGAAGGCTTATGTAACTAAAGAAAGTTTAGCCAGTACAGATCCTAACACACCACTAGATCAAATCACAGTTCAAAGGGATATAAATACTGGTAACTTTGTTACTGAGGTTGCTCCTGGAAAATATGAAGTAGTAGATATGAGCAAATACACACCTATGAGTGAAGCTGTTGCAGCGACAGCAAAATTAAAAAGGGGAGATAAAACACAAGATGGTGTTATATTAGACAAGAGTACAGGAAGACCAAAACCCATAAAATATATTCTTAAAAAAGGTCAATTTTATATAATCGATAAAAGTGAAGCTGAAGGAGAAATAAATATGAGAACACCTGAAGCAAATGATAGGTTTACTCCCTCACCTTATAAAGATGTTGTAGATATAAAAGAGGTAGGAAACCAAAGAATAATTACTTATAATTATGATGGAACACCGATTAGATATGCAGATATTATGGAAATACCTCAAAGAGATGCGAGAACAGGAGAAAATATTCTTGGTGATGATGGCTTACCGATTATGGTAAAACAAGGAACACCAGAATCTATGGTAACTTCAAGATTAGACCAAAACGGTGAACCGATAAGAGGTGCTGACGGTAAGATAATTTATGAACCATTATTCAAACAATCAGTTACTGATGAAACTCCTTTTGTACAAAGAACAGAAATTCCTGTTTTAATGAATATGTCTGAAAAACAAGTACAAGCGAAACAAAAGGCTATAAGTGAAATAACTAGATTAGAAGGTTTAACAAAAGAATTATTTCAACTTGGTTTAGAGGGAACTAACTATGGTTTCGTTGCTACAGTTGAAAATATCGTTAATAACAACCTTGAAGGTATTATGCCTAGTAGTTTGCAACTTTCTCAAACAAGAAGAGCATATATTGATAAGTTAGTAAAACAAATAAAAAGAACAGAAGTTATAACTCAGTTGGCTTCTGACAAAAACTCTGTAACAGAGCAAACCTTAGTAATGAAAAACTTAGTAGGAGATGCTGATGGTTTATTTAAATCCCCTAGAGCAGAACTTATAGCATTACAAGAATATTTAAGGTTTGCTCAAAACAAAAAAAGACAACTCCAAGCAGAGTTAGATGGTAATACCTCATATCTAAGATTCACAAAAATACCAACTGGAGAAAAAGATAATCCATTTACTTATGATAAAGATTCATTAAATTACATTAAAACATTGTTTCAAAACCCAGCAACCGTTAAAATAGCTCAAGATAAAGGATTATTTTTACAAGTGCCTATAACAGCTTATCAAAGTTATGAAAAAAGAAATTTAGAAAATTTAAAATCTATACCTAATGTAGATCCTGCTCTTATAGCAAGATCAGAGGAAAAATTAAGAAGTTATCAACAAGATATACAACAAGGTATAGAATTTAAATTAGAAAACATATTAGATATTGAACAATTATTAGGACCATAATGTTTGACTTACCAACAGAAAAACGATCATTAGATCCCAACTTACCAATGCCAACGGGAAGTCCTATGGATACAGCTACTCAAGCAGACCCAGACTCTGCGGTTAAATTACAAACTCAAACTGTGTTGCAACCAGCTGACGAAAAACTTGGTTTAGGAGGATTCCAACGAACAATAAATCAATTAGCATACGGTGCTAATGAATATATTTTAGCTTTACCTGATATGGTTATAAATGCTTTTTTGGATGCAAAAGGTTTAGCTACTGGTGACCCAGTAGAAAACAAAAACTTACTTACACGATTATTTAATTCTGGTGATTACGAAACAGTAAGAACAATAATTCCTGGTGTATTAAATTTAGGTTTAGGTCAAAAGGTAGGACCTCAGGGAGCGATACAACAAGTTGCTCGCTCAGCAGGAGAAGGTTTAGGTATCGGTACTTTGTTTGGTGCAGGAACTATAGGAGCAACATCAGGGTTAGCCAGTCAAACAGGGAGTAAAGTAGTAAAAGATTTAACTTCTGATATTCCCACACAGGGCGTAAAAAACACATCTATAAAATTACCTTTTAAAAAAGAAGCAATTGAAGTCCCAGGAACAGGTATTGTTTCAAAATCTATAGTCGGTGATGCTATAAAAAATCCTGGAAGGGTTGCTGGTATAGAAGCTGGTTTTGGTACAGCATCAGGTGCGTTAATGGAAGTTGGTGGTGATACAGCAGAGGTAGTAGGAGCACCAAGAGAAATAGGAGAAGTTATAGGAGCACTTTCTCCCATAGCAATAGTTGGTGGAGCGACTGCAACAGCAAATCTTGCAGGAAAAGCTGTTGAAGCGTCTCCTACTAGAAAAGTTATAGATTTTGCTAAAAAGGCAATAAGAGGTGGAGCAGATTATGCAAAAGGGAAAACTTCACCAGTATCAGAAATGACTCCTGAAAGCGTGGCTAAAAGTGAAACAAAAGAAATGAAACCAGTAAAAAAACAGGTAGGCGAGGCATTTGGTAAGGCATTTGAATCACCAGCAGTTAGGGAAGAAGTAGCAAAAGCTGAAAAAGCTGAGCAGTTACTACAACCTTTTGCTGAAAAAGACATAATTTTTTCTCCTGGGGAACAAACAAAAGATAAAATTATTATGAAAACTGAAGAAAAAATTTTATCAAAAACAAAAGATGAAGACACTATCAGAGATAATGAAGCTAGAGTTCAAAATATAAAAAACGCTGCAAATAAATTCATACAAGATAAATTTAGCACAAATATAAACGATACGCCTAATTATATTGTTGATGAACAATACAAAATAAACAACGGTATGATTGAAACAAACAATGTAAAAATAAATGAAATCAATGATAAAATAGAAATGCTCAAAACTGATGGAGTAACCAAAGTAAATAATCAAGAAATTACCCTACCTAGAACAGAATCAAAAGCAGCTGAGGGTCTTCGTTTAAGGCAAAGTATAGTTAGAGCTCAAGAAGAAGCAGATAATAAAGTAAAAGCAAAAGCTGAAGAGTTAAGAATAAATACTGCTGATCCTTTACGAAAATCAGGATTAGAAGACATACAAGAAAACTTTAAACAAACTTTAGAAACAAAAACTGGTTTGACAGCAGTAAGTAACTCAAAAACAGTAAATGATTTTATCAATTATGATTTTAAGAAAAACGGTTTAAGTTTTCAGGATTGGAAAAAATTCAGGGAAGATGTGCAAACAGATTTAGCCAAAGCAGACGCAAGGTCTGACAAAAGACAAAAAAGAGATTTAGCTGCCTTGAAAAAAGTTTTAGATAATGAAATAGCACCTCTTTTTGGTCCAACTGCTAAAAACTTCGACAAATTTTTAAAATTTTATTTTGAAAATAAAATCCAACCTTTTAATAATGCTGTCGCTGTAAAAGTTTTACGACCAGATGTTGGTTTTACTAAGGAAACTCCTGTGTATAAAACAGCACCTGAGCATTTAATGAAAGAATTTGTTGAAAACACAGCCACAGCCCAACAATGGAAGAAAATTTTTGGAGGAATGGATAAAAATAGTGATGATTATAAGTCAGAATTGGAATTAATACGAAGAGCAATTAGTGATGAAATTAGGCAAAAATCTGGTTTAAGTTTAGAAAAAGGAACTTTTAAACCAGAACAAATACAAAAATACATAAACGATAAAGCGGATATGTTAAAAGAGTTTGGGTTGTTTGAAGAGTTTAACACGACTTCAAAAGCTCTAAATAAAATGCAAGAAAGGCTTGTTTCCTTAAAAAACCGAAACAAAAGAATAAACACAAATTTAATGTATAGGAAAATAGCCTCAGCTTACAATAATGACAACCCAGAACAAGTTGTAGAAAGGGCTTTAACAAAAGATAAACTATTAGATAGATTAATAAAAGATGTAAAGAAAATTTCTATAAAAGAAGACAACCCAGAGTTGTTTAAAGAATTTCAAGGTGTTTTAGTTAATAAACTTTTAACACTATCAAAAACAGGAGCTGGAGCTCCAGGAGCTCCTTCAGGAACAATGGCAGGAGCAGACCCACAAAAGTTTTTAGCTTATTTAGTTGGTTATGAAAAACCATTAACTAAGGTTCTAGGAAAACAACATTATGATGATTTATTAACAGTTGGTGATGCTTTTCTACGAGCAAATATTTACTCTGGTGTAAGGGGAAGAGGAAAAGAATTTGAAGGTTTTTTAAATAAGGTAGCTAGTGAAATTGGAACAACCATACCTTCTATTTCAACGAGGTTGATTGCTATCGGCGAAAACAGAATTGGTGCTAAATCTTCTGCTGCTTGGTTTTTATCAAGAGCAATTTCTAGCAGACAACAACAACTAATGGACAAACTGTATGAACAATCACTTTTTGATAAAAATTTAGCTAAACAATTAGCCAAACAGCACGGAAGTTTAACTGATGAAGCACTTGAGGCGGGTACAGCAACCATACCTAAAGATGACATTAATAGAATAAAAGGTTATTTATTCCAATTAGGTGTTCCAGGAGAATTGATACCTTCTGGAGAAGGTGAAAAAAGTGAAAGAATTTTTGATCCATTAGGAGCCGCACCAACAGAAGATACTGGTGTACAAATAGCAAGAGCTCCCAACCCAATGCCTCCTACTCCACCAGTTACACCTGATATGATACCACAAAGTAATGTGCCTGTTCGACCAATGGGACAATCTGGTATGGCTTCTGTAAAACCATCTGCACAAGAACTATTTCCATTTGATCCTACTTCGGCAGCGATTGCGAGAAGAACTCCGCAACAAAGATCTGGAATAGCTTCGTTAGTGTAATGATAAAAAAACTTACAAAACATCAAAATAAAAGGTTCGTAAAATGGATCCTGTAACTGCATTAGGAGTAGCAACGACTGCGTTTAATACAATAAAGAAAGGATTCCAAATTGGTAAAGACGCACAATCAATGATGTCAGATGTTGGTAAGTGGATGTCCGCCATAGAAAGTGTTAAAAACCCTTCAAATAAAAAATCTAAAAAAATAGCTAATGTGGAACAAGAGGCATTAGACCAGTTTGCTGCTAAGAAAAAAGCTGATGAAATGGAAAGGGAACTTAAAAATTATATTCTTGCAACATTTGGTGGAACTGCTTGGGATGAATTATTAAGAATACAAGGCCAGATAAGGAAACAAAGGAAACTACAAGAGGAATATGAGAGAAAACAAAGAGAAGATATAATCAATGCTATTATTTTAGGGTTAGGAGTTTTAATAGGTGGTGGTGTTTTAATATGGATAGTATTGCTATATACGACGTAAGATATAAAAACGAATTACATAAAGAAAAATTTCCCTCTCACAAAATTTTAGGGTATAAATGTCCAGTTGTTATTTGGAACGAAAAAGCAAAAAGATTATTTTATTAAATAATCCACTCTTTATAACCCTCTGCTAATACCTGAGTACTTATATTTATTTTATCTCTTAATGCTTTTATAATTTTTTCATCAACAGTTTTTTCTACAACAATATCTACATAAGTAACTTTGTTTTCTTGTCCTATACGATGAGCTCTATCTTCACTTTGTAAACGCACCTCTAAATCATAACCATTACTATAATAAACAACAGTCTTTGCTTGGGTAAGGGTTAGTCCATATCCTCCTGTTCTAGGTTGTCCTACAAAAAACCTAAGTGGATTGTCAGGGTTTTGAAAACTAGAAACAATGGATTGTCTTTCTTCTGCAGGAGTGCCGCCATAAAAAAGTTCAACTGATTCTTTACCATATTTTTTAGATATTTCTTTTTGTATGGAAAGTATATCGTTTGTGAAGTTAGCCCAAATAATCACTTTTCCATCTGTTTCTTCTAACAAAGACATAAGTTCAGGTAATTTATTTGTCGGTACTTTTACTTCTTCTCCTGTATCTAATTTAGCAAACCCAGAACATATTTGTTGTAATCTAAGTATTTGTGTAAGAACAGTAGAAGTGCTAATCATACCCTCGTTTTCTGAGTTAGAAATAAAGGCTAACGCAGAACTTTTTAGTTGTTTATATAATGTGTTTTGTTCTGCAGTAAGTTCAACAGTTCTTTTAGTATATACTTTATCAGGTAAATCCAAACACTCTTCTTTTTTTACTCTGAAACTAAAATCAGATATTATAGAATTTAATTCATCTAAATTTTGATAACCTATAATTTGGTTAAAAGAATGCGAACCCACACTTCTTCTTATTATTTTAGCATATCTGTTTTGAAAAGTCCAAAAGGAAGAATGCCTTAAACACTTTGTATTTAAAAATTCACATTGGGTAAATAAGTCAAGTGGTGATTTTGTAACAGGCGATCCTGTAAGTATCCTTCTGTATTCTGTATGTGCTGCAAGTTTTATAAGATTTTTTGTTCTAGTTGCTGTTCGTGATTTTATGGTTGTACTTTCATCTACAGCGAGTAGTGATTTATTTGCTAATAAAAATTTCTGTGCGGCTGCTAAACCTTTCTTTGTAGATAAGGCCTCTACATTCATAAGAAATATTTTTAATTTGTCCATAGGTTCTAACAAAGATTTAAACTGTTTTAAATATTTTGCTGATTGGCTAGGTGACCATACAACTAAATGGGATTGTATGTGGTCGGGTAAATGTGTAGGTATTTCTTTTTGCTCCCAGTTTCTATACACACCTTTTGGTGCAATTATAAATGCTGAGCCTATTAACTTTTCATCATATAATATACTTATATTATCAATTAAAACCTTAGATTTACCAGTTCCCATATCCATAAAGTAAGCGAAATATTTTTGATAACAAGACTTTTCAAGTGCCTTTAACTGGTGTTCATAGGGTTTGAATTTAAAATTATATTTCATACCAAAAGTATATTATTTTAATTTAATCATTGACCACAAATAATTTGTCCGTGATATACTTTTTATTATACTAAATTAATTAAATTGTTTAAAAACTGTTTTTTAACAATTTAAAATATACGATATACAATATACAAAATTTCAGCTTCGCGAAACTATGTGATAAAATTTATTTAGTCTTGTTTAACGAAGTAGTGTATATTTAACAAACTGTAAGGAGGAGAAAGTCATGACAGTTTACATAGTTCAAGAAGTTAGGGGAAGGGATATAAGTAGTGCCAGTTCTTATGGTAATTTAGAAATACTCTTAACATCAGACCAAGTTATGGAAAACTACCCAGTAAAAGAAATGGGTATATTTCACAACAAACTTAAAAACTTTAATGATAATGATTTTTTATTATTATCTGGTGATCCTGTTGCTATAGCGTTGGCATCTTGTATAGCAGCATCTAATAATAATGGAAGAATTAAGTTCCTTAGGTGGGACAGAAAAATGGAAACTTATTTTAAAATAGGTGCAAGAGTAGAGGAGGAACCACATGAGCGATTTTGAAAAAGCTACTGAGGAATTAAAATCCATATCTGAGCAAGGTATGAGTGAAGTGAGTAAATTAGCTACCAAACAAATTGAATTACAAAATGTAGTAGCAAACTTGGAATCACAATTAAAACAAGCTAAGAAAGATTTAAAAGTAGTTCAGGAAGATTTACTTCCTGCTGCTCTTTCTGAACATAATGTTACCAGTATAAATATTGAAGGTAATGAAATAAAAGTTGAAAATTTTTATAGTGCATCTATACCGAAAGACAGACAAGAACAAGCGTTCTCTTGGTTGTTGGATAATGGTTATGGTGATCTTATAAAAAATGTAGTTTCTGCAAACTTTGTGCGAGGCCAAGAAGGTAAAGCACAAGACTTTGTTGAAGAACTTGCTGGAAGAGGATTATCTGTTTCAACTAAGAAATGGGTAGAACCGATGACTCTTAAAGCATTTGTTAAAGACCTTATTACTAAGGGACAATCAATACCAATGGATGATTTTGGTGTTTTCATCGGAACTAAAGCTAAAATAACAAAGAAATAAGGAGAAACAATTATGGCAAAAGATAATGGTCAAACTAACCTTGACTTAAAACAAAAAGGTGCTGTCGCCACCACACAATTTGAAAGTTTTGAAGGAACTGGATTTGAGGAGGTAACGACAGAAGATTTAGCTATACCTTTTATAAGAATACTAGCACAACTAAGTCCTCAAGTAAATAAAAGGGACGGTGCTTATGTAGAGGGTGCTGAAGCAGGACACATATATAATACTGTACAAAACGAAGTATATGATGGAACACAGGGTATATCTGTTATTCCTTGTTACTATTCTAGAAAATATGTTGAATGGACACCAAGAGAAAAGGGAGGTGGTTATATTCAATCATATGCAACTACTGACCCAATAGTAAAGACCGCTGTAAAAAATGAGCTGGGACAAGATATATTACCTGATAGTGGTAACTTATTATCTAATACTTCTCACTTTTTTGTATTACATTTACATAAAACTTTAGGACCACAAAGAGGTCTTATAACTATGACCAGTACTCAATTAAAAAAGGGTAGAAAGTGGTTGACCCAAGCACAACAGTTTACTGCTAAGAAACAAAATGGTTCTATTATGCAGTTACCTCTCATGTCTCAGGTTTACACTTTAAAAACAGTTGAGGAAAAAAATGATAAAGGTAATTGGTTTGGTTGGGATATATCCCATGAAAGACAAATTGATTTATCAAATGATTCAGAACAAAAAATATTTGAAATGGGTGTTCAGTTTGCTAAATCCATAGCTAAAGGAGAAGTAGAAATAAAGTCTGAACAAGAAAGTTCTTCTGAACCTAAAGACGAATCTGTAATGTAGTTAAATGAACTCTAATAATTTAACAAAAACAATTGCAGAAAACTTGTTTTCAATTTTTCAGGGAAGTGATATTGCTCATGGAACATTTGTCACTAAAGGAACCTCCATAAATGGAAAAAAACAAGGTGTAGCTAAAGTTATTAGAGAACCAACAACCGTTGAGATGTGGGAAAAGCATCTCAATGGTGAGGTTGGTATAGGTATTATACCCATAAAAAGCGATAATAATTGTTTTTGGGGTGCAATAGATATTGATGAATATGATATAAAACACAAAAAACTGTGTGAAAACCTTTTGAAAAATAAAATTCCTGCAGTAGTGGGAAGAACAAAAAGTGGTGGAGCTCACATATGGGTGTTTGTTTCTACCGCAATCCCAGCAGAAGATATGCAAAGAAAAATGACAGAACTATCTGCTGCTCTTGGTTTTTCTGGTAGTGAAATATTTCCTAAACAAACAACTATATTGTTAGAAAGAGGGGATACAGGAAACTTTTTAAATATGCCATACTTTTCTGGTTCTAAAAGCACACGATATGCTTTTGATGATAATGGCAACGCTGTTTCTGTAGAAGAATTTATAAAACTAGCCAAACAAAAAACGATAACACCTAACAAGTTTTTTAGTTTAGATTTTAGTTTTGGTGTTCCCAAAGAAGTTTTAAAAGATGGACCTCCGTGTTTACAGCATCTTTGTAAACAGGGTTTTGCTGAGGGATCACGAAACAATGCTCTTTTTAATTTAGGTGTTTATGCAAGATTACTAGACCCAGATAATTGGGAAAACTTAATACAAAGATACAATATGGATTACTTAGATCCTCCTCTAAGCCACAGTGAGGTAGGAGCAGTAATAAGACAGTTAAAGAAAAAAGATTATTTTTACAAATGTGACGATCAACCGATAAAACCTTTTTGTGATAAAGAAGTATGTAAGACTAGAAAATATGGTGTAGGACCAAATGGTATAGGTAATGATTTAAGTTCTCTAACTAAAATAGATGGTGACCCACCCATATGGATTTTAAATGTAGATGGGTTGAGAGTTGAGCTTTCTACTAATGGTTTAACTTCTCAAACACAGTTTCAAAAAGAGTGTGTTTCACAAATAAATAAATACCCACAAAGCGTCAACCAAAGGGCTTGGCAAGTAAGAATACAAACACTATTAGATAATCTGACGATAGTCGAGGTTCCGCCTGATGCTACTATAAAAGGTGAGTTTGAAGATTTACTTCATGCGTTTGCCTGTGAGCGAGCAAAAGGAGAAGAAAAAGAAGATATTTTACAGGGAGTGGCAGTCTGGTATAATGATAAAGTATTTTTCCTAGTAAAAGATTTAAAAAAGCATTTGACCGTGAACGATTTTAACCATTACACTTCCAACAAAATAACACTAAGATTACAAGATTTAAAATCAGAAAAAACATTTTGGAGGGTAAGAGGTAAAGGTGTTCATGTTTGGTCACTTCCTCAGAAATATTTTAAACCACAAGAAGAGAACATACCATTACCTGATCTTCCTCAACCGAAAGATGTCATATGAATAATGTTTTTTTCTCTAAAAAATACCAAGCGTATGTAAGGGAAAACACTTTGGATGAGTATATTTTTGGAGAAATATCATCTGCCTATAAAGACCTTGAAATAAAAAAAGGTGATGTAGTTTTAGATTTAGGAGCAAACATAGGTGCTTTCGCAAAACAAGCAGCAGAAAAGGACGCAATCGTACATTGTTACGAGCCTGAACCTAGTAACTTTACTCTTTTACAGTTAAACAGCCCGAACACTTATAATCATAAGAAGGCGGTTGTAGGTAAACAAAATGGAAAGATAAAACTATTTATAAATTCTAAAAGAAACAAGGGTATCCATATGATAAGGCCAGTGAATGGAAGAGAAAGCATAGAAGTAGAAACTGTTTCTTTTGGTGACCTTATAAATGAAATAAAACCAAACAAAATAAAAATAGATGTAGAGGGAGCAGAGTATGATTTTTTACCTTATGAGTTTCCCAGTTTTGTAGAAAGACTTGTTATGGAAATACATTTTCAGTACGACCCTTCTTGGAGAAAACTAGGTAGGGAAGTTCATGAAAATATGATCAAGCAAGGTTTTTCTTCTTTAAAAGAATTTAAAGACACAGGGAAAAACTGGCATATTATAGGAGCGTATGTAAGATAATGCACATAGTATTAGGACCTCCAGGAACAGGAAAAACAACAACTTTATTAAAGTTAGTAGAAAAGCATTTAAAACAGGGAACACCACCAGATAAGATAGGTTATTTTGCATTTACAAAAAGAGCAGCACAAGAAGCTATCCAAAGAGCGTGTTCTGCTTTTAATATAGAAAAAAGGGATTTACCTTATTTTAGAACTCTTCACAGTTTGGCTTTCTTGCAAGGCGGTTTTAAACAAAGCCAAATTATGAAAGGAAAAGAGTACACAAATATATCTGAGTGGCTAAGGATAGGAAGGTTTTTTAACGAAGGTTCTACAGATCAAGGACCATACAAAGATTTTGGTTACGGAGATAAATTTTTAGAGATTATAAATATTTCTAGAATACTTAGACAACCATTACAAAGGGTTTATAAAGAAAGTATTGTTCCACTAAAAACAGATTGGAGTAAAGTTGAATATGTAAACAGAGGTATCAGACATTGGAAAGATTCTTACGGTTTGTTTGATTACACAGATATGTTAGAAACCTTTTTGAAAAGAGATTTAGCACCAAAATTAGATGTAGTGTTTATTGATGAAGCTCAAGATCTTAGTCCTATACAATGGGAAATGGTAAAAAAGTTAGAAGAAAAAAGTAAAGTTTGTTATGTAGCAGGAGATGATGACCAAGCTATATTTAGGTATGCAGGAGCAGATGTAGATTACTTTGTAAATTTAAAAGGCGAAACAACCTTTTTAAAACAAAGTTTTAGAATACCGTTTAGTCACCACTATTTATCTGCAGAGGTTATAAAAAGAGTAGTAGGTAGAAGAAAAAAATCTTTTTCACCAAAACAAGTATCAGGAAAAGTTCACTGGCATAAACACTCAGAGCAAGTAGATGTTTCTCAGGGTGAATGGTTGTTATTAAGTAGAACAACTAGAGGTGCTCAGCAAATAGAAGAGGAAGTAAGAAAACGAGGTCATTTGTACACATACAATGGTTCTAAAAGTATAGATACCAATGTCATTGAAGCGGTTCGGCTATGGGAATCTTTACGAGAAGGAAGTTCTCTTAACCCTTCTCAAGTAAGGTTGGTTTACAAACACATGAACATAAACACAGAAGTTGCTTACGGATATAAGACAATGCCAAAAGCAGATGAAGATAGGTATTATAGTCTTCAAGAACTTCAACAAGACTATGGTCTTTTACATTCTAGAAAATGGGATGAGGGTTTAGGAAAAATATCAGATAAAGATAAAGTATATATAAAAGCGTGTTTGCGGAAAGGCGAAAAACTTACAGAAACCCCAAGGATCAGAATATCAACAATACATTCCTCTAAAGGTTCTCAATCAGAAAATGTTATGTTGTTGACAGAAACAATGAAGAGACCTTATTCAATGTGGAGAAAAAACAATTCTTTTGAGGAAGATGAAGCAAGAGTGTTCTATGTAGGACTAACACGATCACAGCAAAACCTACATTTGATCCACCCAATGTTTAGTCAGGGTTACCCTCTTCCTGTACGATAACAAAAGAAATAAAAAAAGTTATCAGTAGCAATAATTTATATACAATTAATAATGTATTAAATGTTAATAATTTTTAAAGAAAGGAAATTTATGTCGCATTTAGTAGAAACAATGGCTTATGCTGGAGAAGTTCCTTGGCATGGTCTAGGCAAACAAGTATCTGACAATATGTCACCAAGTGATATGTTAAAAGCTGCTGAACTTGACTGGACAGTTACCAAGAGACCAGCATATACAATAGACAAGCCAGATTGTTGGAACATAGTTGACCCAACTGGGGAAGCTAACTTTCTTCGTTGTGAAGATAATTACTTCCTAGTTCGTGATAGTGATAATAAAATACTATCACCTTGTGGGGAAAACTATGTACCTTTTCAAAACGCAGAAGTGATGAGCTTTTTTAAGAAGTTTACACAAGCTGGACAAATGAAAATGGATACAGCAGGAAGCTTGAAACATGGTAAAGATATTTGGGGTTTAGCCAAACTCAGCGATAACTTTACACTTCCAGGAGATGACCGTATGGAGGGTTATCTTCTTTTAAATAATAGTCATCAGGTTGGTAAAGCTATGACTATTATGTTCACGCCTGTCAGGGTTGTGTGTAATAACACTCTTACTATGGCACTTGATTCAGGAGCAGAACGCTTCAGAGTTTTACATTTACAAATGTTTGACGAAGAGGTAAAAAAAGCTGCTGAGGAAGCACTTGGTTTGAGTAACGCCTTATCCAAAACATTTAGTGAACAAGCTAATTTTTTAAGTTCCAAGAGGGCAAGAAGCCCAGAACTTGAAAAGTTTATAGCTGAACTTTTTCAACCCAATCTTTTGATTGAACGAGGTAAGGTCTCTGACCATTCCAAACTTCCGCCAATACAAGATGAGTTTAAAAGGAACGCTGAACTTGTTTATGACGCAGTTGAGACTTCTCCTGGAGCAAGTCTTAAATCTGCAAAGGGTACTTGGTGGGGTGCTTTGAACGCTGTGACTTATGTTGTAGACCACAAGAAAAAATCACAAGAAAAGGGTAATTCTCTTCATTCTGCGTGGTTTGGTTCTGGAGCACAAGTAAAACGCAAGGCACTTAAGAAAGCACTTGAGTACGCAGAGGCGTAGGGGGATAAATTAAAGTTTGTCCTTGATTTTATTATGGTATAATATTATATTGTTTTTGTTAATATATAAGCCCAGTGATGTGTTGAGTCCTTTCGTACAGCATATCGCTGGGTTACCATAGAAAGGGTTAAATTGAACACAACTCCCCAAACATTATTTCAACAAGATAAAGTAGAAAGTTTTTATAATTGGATTAATGAACGCCACAAAATATATCAAAAAAGATTACAAGGTTATCCTCCTCCGTGGACTGATGACCCAATACTACAGAAATATAAATTCACAAACCCATTCAGAGAAAACGATCGTGTTACTGTATGGATGAGAAACAACTGGACAACACCAAACGACAACAAAAAGAATGCTGCTGAAATTATATTTAATTGCTGTTTGTTTAGAATGATAGGCACTATAGAATTTGCTGAAGATCACGGTTGGGTAAAAAATAATTGGAATCCAGAAAAAACTAAAAAAATAATAGAAGATAGGTTAAGTAAAAAACAAAGAACATTTACTGGAGCATATATAATTACGAATCAGGGTATTTCTGCACCTAAAAAAGATGTAGTTGTAGATGAGTTCCTTGTACCGATTTGGAAAAACAAAAATGCAATTGCTGAAAATGCAGCTCATTATCAAACATTACAAAAAACCCACGAAAAATTAGGTGAATACAAAGGGTGGGGAGGCGGTGGTTTTATGGCTTATGAAGTTGTTTCTGACCTTAATTATACCTCTGTTCTAAACAAAGCAGCGGATCGTTACACTTGGGCAAATGCAGGACCAGGAGCAATACGAGGAATAAATAGAATAGAAGGTGCTAACTTAAAACGATCTATGAAACCAGAAATATCTAATCAAAAAATGCAAAAAATTTTAGATTTAAAGTATGTTTATACTGCCGAACACATTGATGTTGCTTCTGTCGATATGAGAACAATAGAACACAGTTTGTGTGAGTGGGATAAATATGAGAGAGTAAGACTCAATCAAGGCAGACCAAGAAGTAAGTTTTCTTGGAGCCATAACAAAATAGATAGTGGAGGAGTAAGATGAAATTTCTAATTACTTTTTTTCAGATACAAGATTATGGTGGAATAATAAACCATACCGAATATTTAACAGCAGGACTTAAGGAACTAGGACATACTGTTGATATAGCTATGCTTGTTCCAAAGCACGGAGTTGTAAGAACAAGTTTACCAAAAGATATAGAAGATAAAACTAAGTATTCAATAAACCCAAAAGGAACTAACCTTTATCACAATCAAGCTAGAGGTTGGTATGGTATGACCAAAATACCTTATTTAAATGAGTACAGAAAAAATAAGTTTAAGGAAGATTGTTCTAATTATGACGCAGTCATTTGGCAAATTCCTGTTCCTACACTCAGTAAAGAAAACAAAGGTGTAAAAGATTGGTATGACTTATATAGCACAGGAACTAAAAACATAGCTGTCATACACGATGGTAACCTACCAAACTTATATCCTCATTTAGCGAGTGTTCAAAATAAGTTTTATTCTATGATTTGTGTTCATGAATCAGCATTTGAATCTGCTGAAAACATACAAATACCTAGAATGTTAGTTGTAAACCCTCATGACATACAAAAACAAGGACAGTATGGACAAAAGAAGTTTGAAGAAAAAGATGGTTTAGTTGCCATACAAATATTCAAAGGGTGGAAAAGAGTAGACTCTTTAGTACGAGCTATACCTTTTATGAACAATAAAGAACAAAAAATTGTTGGAGGAGCAGGAATAGAATATAGATATATGACTAGCAAAGAAAAGTGCAAACCAAAATACTTTGAATCAAATGGTTCCAGAATATGGGATAATGCCTTAGCAAGTGGAATGGAATATGTTGGTGTTGTTGATAATGAAAAAGTATTTAATTATCTAAACAATGCAAAAGTACACATAGACCCAAGTTGGTCAAAAAAATATCACGCCTTTGGTTCTCATTTTAATAGAACAACAATTGAAGCTATGATATCAGGTTGCTTACCTATCGCTACAGATTTAGGTATGGGTAATTCTGATATATTTAAAAAGAATAAAAACTATGTAGAAATATCACACGAAGCTACACCAAAACAATTTGCAGAAATTGTTGACGATTGTTTACAAAATAAAAGTAAGTGGCAAACGATTACAGATAATAATTGTGAAAAGCTACAAGAGTTCGACATGAAAAAAGTAGCAGATGAATATGTTGAAATTATTAAAGGCGGCTATGATACGAAAAAAATAAAGAATGGACTAAACAACAATGAAATTATTACAAAATGCAACGATAATTTAGAATTTTTTAATTTTGGATTCCGTATGGAGCTCCCTCGATCTGATTGAGGGTGTTCCGCATACAAAACTACCTTGCTAATAATAATGAAAACACAGGAGGAAATATGGAACATATAGCGGCTAGGAATGTAAGTGACGGCCTTTACCTTACAAAATTAAGTCTTTTAGAAGTAGGGAAGAAAGAAAACACGAGAAACGGTTGGGTTTTAGAATTTCCCACTCCTTTTTGCGTGACATATACTCATCCAACAGAAAGAGTTTTATTTTATCCAGAAAGAGATGCTAACCCTTTTTTTCATTTGATGGAATCTTTGTGGATGTTGGCAGGAAGAAATGATGTTGAGTGGATTTCTAAGTATAATAAAAGGATTTCTGATTACAGTGATAATGGAAGAACATTTCATGGAGCATATGGACATCGGTGGCGTAATCATTTTAGGGGAGGACCAAAAGAGTTTAAAGATCAGTTAGACCAAGTTATGATTAGATTACATAAATTTCCAAATGATCGTAGGGCTGTTGTTTCTATGTGGGATCCTAATGTTGATTTAGTAATGCACAATGATGGAAAGGATTATCCTTGTAACACTCAAATATTTTTTTCTAAAAGAGGGAAAGTTTTAAATATGACAGTGATAAATAGAAGTAATGATATTGTGTGGGGATTATTTGGTGCTAATGCAGTTCATATGTCTATGTTACAAGAATATATGGCAGCTAGAACAGAAAGCGAAGTTGGAACATATATTCACTTTAGTAACAATGCTCACGCTTACTTGGATACATTAGAAAAAATAAAAGATATGCAACCAGATTATGAATCTTATTTAATTATTGGGGACGATGCTTCACAATACCACTCACAACCGTTAGTAGATAACTGGTTAACTTTTGATGAAGAGTTAGCATTATGGTTTAGGAATGAGGAGGTAAATGTCTTTGAAAATAAATTTCTTTCTCTTACAGCTTTTAGAGTAAGGGAGGGTTGGCACTTTTGGAAACAAAAGAATATAAACAAAGCTATCGAAATATGTAAAACGATAGAAGATCGTGCTTGGCGTAAAGCGTGTGTGGAGTGGCTTGAAAGGAGGAACAAATGAAAAGCAGAATACTTCAGGAAGTTGAAAAACTAGCACAAGAAGATGCCTTTAAGTTAGAAGAGGCTGAAAAATCTTATGGTGATAGTTGGAAAAAAAGGGGAGGCGTTGGTGCATTCATGATGTTAGCTAGAAAATGGGATAGAATAGCTCAGCAAAACAGCATGAAAAACACAGGATACGATATATTTAAGGCAATAAAGCAAGACGGTTATTCTGAAACAGGATTGTTAGATGATATCCGTGACTTAAGAAGGTATTTACTTTTAGTAGAGGCTGAAATGTTTTTAAGAAGAGAGGGTGATCATCCTGTTAAAAGACATTTAAACACACAGTTCAGTCCTTATGAAAATGAAGAGGGTATGATTAGTGATAGTTGTGAGTGGAGAACAGATGAATGATAAACTTTCTCAGTCAGTTATTGTTTTCTGCTCAGAATGTAACATCACACAGAGAAAAACTTGGAGAAAAATTAAGAACAAGTGGCCTCGGTGTAAAAAATGTAAACAACAAATGGTGGTGAAAATATATGGGTCAAATACCTCTACTTCAACCTGAATACGAATGGGTAATGCCAGATGAGTTTCCTGACTTATCAGGTTTTAAAGAAATTTCTATAGACTTAGAAACTTGTGATAAGAATCTACTTACCAATGGTTCTGGGTGGGCTAGAAAAGACGGCTATGTTATAGGTATCGCTGTTGCTACAGAAGGCTTCTGTAAATATTTTCCTATACAACATGAGATAGGACCTAACCTTGACAAAAATGTCACTCTTAACTGGTTACGAGAAGTTGTTTCCTTTCCTGATAAAAAGTATATTTTCCACAATGCTCCGTATGATGTAGGGTGGTTGATCGCAGAGGGAGTGTTCGTAAAGGGAGAAATAATAGATACTATGGTTGTTGCTCCTTTGCTTGATGAAAATAGGTTCAGTTATTCTTTAAACGCTTTAGCCAGAGATTATCTACAAGATAGAAAATCAGAAGTTGGTTTAAGAGAGGCAGCTGATGCTTTTGGAGTAAATGCAAAAAGTGAAATGTATAAACTTCCCGCTCACTATGTCGGTGAGTATGCAGAACACGATGCTAGTCTCACACTTAAACTTTGGAATCATTTTAAAACACTAATTATAAAAGAAGATATAAAAGAAATATTTGAACTAGAAACTAAAGTTTTAAAAACTATAATTCCTATGAGAAAACAAGGTGTTCGGGTTGATTTAGAAAAAGCAGAAAAAATTAAAAAACTTTTTGAAGAAAAAGAAAATACTTTACTTACAGAGATTAAAAATGAATCTGGTGTTTTAGTAGAAATATGGGCGGCAGATAGTGTTGCAAAAGTTTTTGATTCTTTAAAACTTTCCTACGGAAGAACAGAAAAGACACAAGCACCGTCGTTCACAAAAGGTTTCTTAGCAAACCACAAACACCCGATTGCTAGAAAAATAGTACAAGCTAGAGAATATAATAAGGCAAGAACTACTTTTATCGACACAATACTAAAACATCAAACAAAGGGTAGAATACACGCTGAGTTACACCCTCTTAGAAGTGATCAAGGTGGAACAGTCACTGGAAGGTTTAGTTACAGTAATCCTAACTTACAGCAAGTGCCTATAAGGAATAATGAACTAGGACCAATGATAAGAAGTTTATTTCTGCCTGAAGAAAAATGTAGTTGGGGTATCTTTGATTATTCTAGCCAAGAGCCTAGGATTGTTGTTCATTACGCAAAACTTATGAAGTTCCAAAAAGCAGAAGAATTTGCTGAACAATACCAAAAAGATTCAAGAACTGACTTCCATCAAATGGCGGCAGATATTGTAGGTGTGCCAAGAAAACAAGCTAAAAACATTAATTTGGGGTTGTTCTATGGCATGGGAACTAAGAAACTAGCAAACCAGTTGGACTTACCATACGAAGATGCCAAAGAACTTTTTGCTGAGTATCACACTAAACTACCTTTTGTAAAAGAACTTGCAGAATATTCTAGTAATAGGGCTTCTCATAAAGGTTTAATAAGAACTCTGTTAGGGAGAAAGTGTAGGTTCGATAAGTGGGAACCTAATAAGTACGGTATATCAAAACCTTTGAATTACCAAGAAGCGTTCGCTGAACATGGACCTTCTATTCGCAGAGCCTTTACATATAAGGCTCTAAATAAATTAATTCAGGGAAGTGCAGCTGATCAAACAAAAGCAGCGATGGTCGCACTTTATGAAGAAGGTATTTTACCAATGATACAAGTACACGATGAACTAGACATAAGCATAGAAGATGAGAGCCAAATGAAAAAGGTAATAAGTATTATGGAAGAATGTGTTGATTTAGAGGTTCCTAGCGTTGTTGACACTGAACTAGGACCAAATTGGGGTGAGTGCGTTGAAAAATAAACTTGAGTTTTATGAACTGATACAAAAAAGATTAAAAGGTGGTGATGTTTTAAGGTATCATACTAGACCTGAAGTTGCTGATAAACAAGATGTTGCTGCTCACAGTTGGCGTTCTTTGGTTCTGCTTACCACACTCTGGCCAGACGCAAGTAAAAACAGTATCTTATTTGTTCTTTATCATGATGTAGCTGAGCTAGAAATAGGAGATGTTCCCGCCACGACAAAATGGAAATACAAAGATTTAGCAAAAACCTTAACGGTAATAGAAAACGACTATGAGGATTTGTTGTGCCTTCCAGTGAAATATGTTGATCTTTCAGAAGAGGAACAACAAAGAGTAAAGATAGTAGATATCCTTGAATTAGTTTTTCATTGTCATAAACAAATGCAAAAAGGTAATTCTCTTGCGAGCGATATATTTTACAGAGGCATTGATTTTTTGTATTCAAACTTTAAATACAGTAAGGATTATGTTTTGATAGAAACTGTATTAGAAAAAATGAAAGGAGAGCCATGAAAGAAAATTTTAAAGAATGTTTAGATATTATTTTAAAGCACGAAGGTGGTTTCGTTAACCACCCTAAAGATCCAGGAGGAGCAACCAACTTAGGAGTCACAAAGCGAACATTAGAAAAATTTCTTGGTAAAGAAGTTTCTGTTGATGATGTAAAAAACCTAACCAAAGAAACAGCAGGGGAAATATATAAACAAAGATACTGGGATTCTTTAAAAGGTGACGATCTTCCTTCTGGTGTTGATCTTTCATTGTTTGATTGGGGTGTAAACTCTGGACCAGCCCGAGCAGCCAAATCTTTACAAAAAATATTAAGTGTTAGTGCAGATGGAATCATAGGAAACCAAACACTCGCGGCTCTTGTTGGTTGTCCCTTACCTTTGATTTTAGAAAGAATACACGAATCACGCAAAAAATTTTACGAATCACTTAAAACTTTTGAAACATTTGGGAAAGGTTGGCTTCGTAGAAATGATGAAACACTTTCTGAAGCAAAAAGACTTTTACATTGGTCAGAAAAAGTATGATGAAAGAAACAGTAGAATTTATAGCAGTTATATCTGCGATAGCGAGTGTATATCTCTATGGAAATGGTTGGCGATACTCTGGTCATTTTGGTTTAGTAAGTCAAATATTTTGGTGGTTGTTCACTTATATGAACAACCTTAACTCTATGTATATACTGTGTTTTTTCATGACAGTGATGCACATACGCAATATTTTCAAGATGAACAAAAAAGAAACACCTAGAAAATAAACTTTGGTACATTATAATTAATATTAATAAAACCCCATAAGGAGAAAGTTATGGAACTATTAACAAAAACTCAAGAGCAAAAGCTCATTGAGAATGAAACAAACAATGTAGATGACGCTAAAGTTGTTGTCAAGTTGTTTAATCCTGAAGGAGCGGGTACTTGGTTTCTTCACAAACTTATAAAAGAAGATGATATTGCTTATGGTTTATGTCATATTATGGAGCCAGAGTATGGTGCAGTTAGTATGCGTGAACTAAGAGAATATATTGGTCGCATGGGTTTAGGTATCGAACGAGACAGATACTTCCCTGAAAACAAATATACTATCTCTGAAATAAAAGCTAAACTTGAACAAGGGGAAACATTATGACCGAAGTAAATACTAAAGAGCAAACACAAACAGAATCAATGATTCAAGACTGTGTTTTATGTGGTATGGAAATACCACCAGAGTACGACCCTAAAACTGGCGAGCCTTTTTGGTATGGGGGACACAACCCCCAGCCTCTAGCTAACGACGGTAGATGTTGTGATGTTTGTAATCATACCAAAGTAATTCCAGCAAGAATGCGAGGTATGTAATGGACATAAAGAAAATTTATGGGAAAGCAACCTTAGATAACCTTGAACAAGAGTATGAAGAACTAAGTTTAATTGATTTAGTTAAGATGAGGTTCACTTTACAAGCACACGAAAAAGCTGTGTCCCAACTCATAAAAAAGAAAAAGGGAGGTAAAGTTAAAACTGTTTCTTTCACCTACGAAAAAAGAAAGGAGGTATGTAATGGGACTTGATCAATACGCTTACATAGACCCAAAAGAGGGTGCTAGACACGCTAACCAAAGAAAAGAAGATTCTTTTTACTGGCGAAAACATTCTAGACTGCATGAATTTATGCTTTCTATTTGGATGGAACAAAACCCTGATAAATCTAGGGAAGTGTTTAACTGCCGAGATTTGTACTTATCAGAAGAAGATTTGTTAGAGTTGAGGAGGGCTCTTGAAAACAACTTTGATGATTACACCAGTGAGGGTGGTTTGTTCTGGGGACACCAATACCAAGAAGAACGAGTTGATGAATACGCTGACCAAGACTTAAATTTTGTCCAGCGAGCATTAGATGCTGTCCGCGAGGGTAAACCTGTGGTATACTCTTGTTGGTGGTAAAATATGGTAGAAGTGACTTACTTAATCTTTATCCTGCTACTTATGATAGTAGCAGGATTTTGTGTGTATCATTTATTTAAATGAACATCTTTATACTGCACCCCGACCAATCGTTGTGTGCTAAGTATCATTGCGACAAACATATCGTAAAGATGCCTTTGGAAACAACACAGATGTTGTGTTCCGTGCATTGGCGATACAACTCAACTGCTCCCTACCTAAAAGTTCACACCAAACATCCGTGTACCTTGTGGGCTGGAGAAACAGTTGATAACTACAAATGGCTATGGGAGTTTGGTATTGAATTATGTAAAGAGTACACTTATCGTTACGAAAGAATCCACGCTTGTGAAAAGGTTCTTGCAATTATAAAGGATCCGCCTGTAGAATTAACCAAGAGGGGAACAACTATTTTCCCTCAAGCTATGCCAGAGGAATATAAGCATAGAGATCCTGTGGTGGCATACAGGGAATATTATAAATATGAAAAAAGGAGATTTGCCAAATGGAAAAAAAGAAAGACACCACCGTTCATGCAACAAATGTAGTTCAGTTTCCCACTCAAAATGCTCACGATACATTACCCTGTGATGTAGAACCAGCAGAGGTAGAAGAAAAACACATAGAAATATATTCTTGTGCTGTTTGTCACGATACACACTTTTTCTTACTCAAAGAGGAAGGTAAGATGGTTTGTGCAAAGTGTGGTCATTTTACTCCCCACAAGTGGTTTTGAGTAAAAAAACTACACCTTGATTATAAAATAAGTTATATTATTATAAAAAAGGTAAGTATGATGAGTGAGCAATTATTTCACAAAAAATTTTACGAAGAGTTACTTGAATTAAAAATAAGTAAACTCACGCAAGAGGAATACAAAGATGCTGTTTCTTTTTTGTATCACAGATATTTTCTCACAAGCAATAAGAATGATTGATGCTGGTAAATTTGTTGAGGAAATGGATAACTTGTGTAAAAGGTGTTTTGGTCATACGGAGTGGAGAATACACGCAAACTCTGATGAAACACTTACCATCGTATTTATAAATAAGAAGGGAAATACTAATGCCGAAAAGTAAAGGATATAAAAAGCGAAAAACATTAGGTATCACAGAAGATGCCTTCTCTGCTTTGGCTAAACTATCTAAAGAATTAGAAAAAAGTATGGGTTTTAGAGTAACTCAGAACGATGCAATACTTTATTTGATAAAACAATACGCCAACAATAATGAGTAGAATAAACGGACATAATCCAAGAAACACAAAAAGTTTATTTGAAAGGATACAAACTATCTTTGATCGTAACCATTTAGATGTGTTTCACGAACCTATCATGCACCACATAGAAGAGTATTCTTTTTTAGCAAGGTATGATGACGATGAAGATTATGTGCAAAGAATATTAATCTTGTTTCATAAGTACATTGACCCCAAAACATCAAAATCTCAAAGAAAAGCTATGGACTTGGTATTTAAAGTGTTTATGGGGATATCTTTGGTTGACCTTATGAGCACTTGTAGAGACCAATATGACTGGCAAACTCTAGAAGATTTTGAAATAGGGGGAGGTGAAAAGCAATGATAGAAGCAGTAGTAGGCGGACTTTTAAGTGTCCTTGTCAATACAATACAAATACAAAACGCTGACTTTTTTTATTGGAGAGCTGAAAATGAAAAAAATAAAGAGTGCCGTTGGGAGTATGTAGGTAAGACACCAGCAAATCCCAACGAACCATCTCTTGCATTTTTTGATAATGTGTGGTGGAAGCACATTTGTGAGGATAAGCCCGATGATTAATTTTATTCTTATATATTGTCTAGCTCTCTACATACTTTATGTTATCTACCGATAACAAAGGAATGTATTTTCAAGGTGTAATTTAGTATATTTAATATGTACAGTTTTTGTTTTTTTGTAATAGTTCAAAAACTGTACATTGGAGTGGTGTATATCCCAGTCCCACTAAGTCTCTTACTTGAGGAAAGTTTGAGGCGGTCCCGATGAGTGGCGGATAGCTAACAGATGGCGAGAGTTGACGGACTTAAGATTGTGGGTGGCAAATATCTTGGCGTGTTGGATTACCAGAAGTTCAAGAAGTAAGTGTTAGCTCATCACTCCACATATTAACATTAACCATTCTATAAGGAGAAAGTTATGGAATTAAAAAAATATGTAATCATTACATACGCTCAAGCAACTTTCAAGTATTATGTTGACGCTAAGTCAACAAAAGATGCGGAAAGCAAGTATCTTAGAGGGTGGGCTGAAATACACAACGATGGTATGCCAACCGATGTTCACGATGAACAGATTGATGAAATTTACTGTGATACTTCTACCCACAAGAAAGTGAGGTTAAAGTGAGTAAGCAACCAAAACCAACACGAATAAGTATTGAGTTTCCTAGTGAGGAAGCAGCGATTCATTGGTACAAAAGGTATGTTCCAAATTATATACAAGCCGACTCAGCTTTATTTAAAAACGATGCTTTACTTGACAAAGCAATGAAAAATAAATGGGTTATTAAATCTGAAACATTCAACGGTTTCCGTGTCGAGTGGAAAGATGAATGGATGTGGTTATGAGTAGAAAATACACAATACATTGGGATGTAGAACAAATTACTAAGATCCTACAAAAAGGGTATACTGGTTCTTTTTCTTCTGAGGAAGAAGCTGAGCACACTATTGATAAAGTAGTTGACAGTATAGCCCACGACACTATTTTTAATTATAAAGTAACGAGGGAGTGAGTAATGCTAAATTTCCAAGTTCCTAACATTGAAGGTGCTCTCAAGTGGCTAAAAACTTGTCCGTACGAATATACTATCTCATCTATGCAAGGTGGGTTCATTCATGTCAAAATATTCATCCCTATGAACAAGGAGGTAAAAATTGAAGAGAAGTAAAAAGTGGATTCAAGCACAAGCCGTGGACATTAGCAAAGGAATAATTGAAGATCACAAGTGGGATTATTTACAAGACCACCTTTACGACGAAACACAAGAAACTCGTGATGCTGTTTCTTACGAAATGTCTATTTTAAAAATTAAACCAAGGAGGTAAAAAGTGAAAAATGACAAACCCTACACTCTCGGTGAAGCCGATGTTCTGGTTCAGGATTTGCTCCGCACCAACAAGCAATATCTAAAAGTATTTCAACCTGATCACCCGTATGGTGATGATCACAACACCGACTATGTTCAACTGTTCATGGTTCTTAAAGTTCTGGCTCTCAGGGTTCCTGAAGTGTCAGAATATATACAAAAACAAATCGACTGGATGCACCAACAACTAGCCAAACAAACTGTCAAGCGTAAAAAACAGACCAATTTAAGCACCGTCAGACAGTCTTAAATACTTTTGTAATGGTTTAGTACCTTATAAAAATAGATGTACTGGTGGTGCTTATTTTATAACGATTAAAAAAATGTCGTTCACGAGTTATAAATACTGTACATCTTTTATAAAATGTGTATACTGATATCATGCCATTTGGCATTTTTAAACAACCATTGTAGAAAGGATGGTAAACATGAGTAAAATAGCTCAACTATCGCCTACTCAGGCAAAACCAACTGTAAAAGTTGCTGAACTTATAGTAAAAGAGGATGAACTCTCTTACGAGCAAATTTTTCAGTTTGTCAAACAACACGCTGGAGGTAACGAGGGCAATGTAAACATTGTTCCTCTTCCAAATGTTGATCTTGATAATAAAAAACCTGTCCCCTTTGGATATGGCGGCAAAAAAGACGGTGTGAGAGCCAAAATTCAAAACATGATACTTAAGGGTATTAAAGGTGACCACACTCTTAAAACTATGCTTGATGTGACCTGCAAAATGTTTGGTCACTCCAAGAAAAAACCTTGCGTCCTACACGCACTAATGCACGGAGGCTACAGTCCTTCTAGCAAATTTTGGCTTACTCCTTACATCAAATTAGTTGTAAAGTCATAACATAAACTGTGGGGGAAGGGCTTCGGCTCTTCCTTCAAGTTTCAAGTTTGCTATATAGTAGTAAAATGAAATAAGTGTAAAATCAAATTTTAACTTTCTCCAATATACAATATATAGCTATATCCGATATATTTTGAAAACTATTTCAGCCACGCGAAAACAATCGACTTTGAATTTAAATTTGCATCTTTTCAAAAACTCTACTATTATACAAAGTATGGCGATCGCTAAACAAACACATAAGAATAAACTTGAGGTAGTAGCTAATCCCCGCAGGGAAAAACAAATTACTCCCAAACAAGAAGAGTTCGCAAGATTGTATGTCTGCGAGGACATTACACAAACTGAAGCAGCGATAAAAGCTGGATACTCTAAAAATTCAGCTCATGTGATTGCTTCGCAACTTCTCGATGGGCGATCGTTTCCTCATGTAATCAACCGAATACGAGAACTGAAAATAGAATTATCTCGTAAATATGAAGTTTCCTTTGAAGGTCATGTAAAAAAGTTGGCTGAGATTAGGGATTCTGCGATCGGTTCTGGTAATTTCGCAGCGGCTGTCGCTGCTGAAAAATCTCGTGGTCAGGCGGCAGGATTGTACATCGATCGTAAAGAAATACTACACGGAAAAATTGACCAGATGAGTAGAGAAGAAGTTATGAAGGAAATACAAAGATTACAACAAGAATATCCTGCTTTGGCAACCTTTAGTGCCGACAATGTTGTAATAGAAGGTGATTCTAAAGAGTTGAAAACAAAGGACTAATTAGTGCTTTTTCCAGATATTGTTGCTTAGTATAATGTAAATGTAAGATATTAACATTAACAAGGAGCATAAGATGGCGATTAAAGCTACTGAAAGCAAATTTACTTACGAGCTAACTGGTTATGAGTTAGCAACTTATTTAATTGAGCGTTTTGGTAAAACACCAGAAAGTGCAATTAAAGAAACCAACGACGCTGCAAAGTGGGACAAAGCGTTTTTTGTAAGACTTGATGAAACAGATATTTTAAACCTCAAGCAAAAAACAATTGATTATTTTAAATCACTTACAGTTGTTGATATGACTGGCAAAAATACTTCGTCCTGATTTATTTTTTTACTTCTTGATTTTTGTTGGTGTTATTATTTTAATGTAATACTAACAAAAACAAGGAGTTATTCATGACTTATAATTACGATTTTTTTAAGTTTAAAGAGATCCACTTACAAACACATAAAGATCAAGCCATTGGTTGTATAAACGAGTGGTTTTTTGGGTGTGACAAACCAACTATCACTGATTTTAAACAACAATGGGATTCTTTTACAGTTTGCCATTATATTATTGAGCTTATAAAAACTAAATCCAAAAGTTGTACTCGTGTTTTTATCGGGGATAACCATCACGGTTTACGCGAAGGTAAAAAAATAAAACTTTTCTTTGGTGAGTCTTTATTCAAACAAACAAATTGTGATTTTCCTCATTATGAAATTTTTCACAATGGTAAATATTATTTTGAAGTGCTAACTGATTC